GTCCTCGTGAAATTTATTGGGTACCCCCCTTCATTTAACAATAATTTAACATCTATAAGTTGTAATGGGGTAGGGGGTTATGTTATATTTATTACTTATTCCTTTGAGCAAATTTTTTCGGCATAATTTGTCTTTTGTAATTACCCTTCATAAATTGTTTAAGAACATATTCTGCATTGCCATTTGGCAACCATATTGCAGGCTGTAGTTTAGATCTTCTAACAATTCTATCTAATTCCTTTATAGCTTTAGGATAAGCAGCGGTATCTTTTGGTATATTTGAATTGATCCATTTTCTAACGCCATCTAAATCTTTTCCATATTTTTTTACAATATGTGAATTATCTAAATCATTTATGTATCTTTCTTGCGCTCTAATTTCTGGGAATATAGTTGAAAGTCTGTCATAAAATTCTGGATCTTCTCTTGCCCACTTGTCTAGCTTCTTAGAGTTTTCTGTGTTAAGTGGAGTAGCCACTCTAAATGTATCGCCTGTCCATAGTTGATTTTCATACCACGATGTATATCTGTGTCCAGTATCTGCGAAGTATTTAAAAACATCATCAACTTCCCAATCATAAATAGGTTTACATAATTTTACTCTTGTATTGTTTGGACTCAAAGATATGTAGTTTTCATTTAAAGAATTAACAACAGATCTATACCTTACTAAACTTTCTGAAGCTCTTACACCTGTCATTATTGCTACACTACCTGTGTAATTACTAGCAATAACATTATCTACCAGGTATTGTGTATAGATTTGTTCAGTATTGTCTAGTGTCTCTGCCCATTCAGGCTTTGGTCTTAACCACTGCCTATCTTTATGTGGTGTCCAAAAAATGATAGATTTTGATTCGCCAAGAATATATTTGGTGCTTCTTAAAGGGATTGCATACCAAGTAAAGTTTGTCCAGGGTTGTTGCATATAGAAAAAGACATTATTTAATACTGCTTGTGGAACTAACTCTTCATCTCTGAAGATTACATTTACTTGATCTAATCCTCTTTCTTGAGCAACTTCCCAATGTAAGTTGACAAGAACACCCGAATCTTTTCCACCCGAAAAAGAAGAAACAACATTATCATAAACATCGTAAATATGGTGTATTCTTTTCTTGGCTTCTTCATATACATTTGTTTCTATAAACTTTCGTTGCCTAGCCATTTTTAAGATTACGCTTCTTAGCTCTAGCTTTATTCACTCTATGTCCAACATGAATATGTCCACATTGTTTACAGTTGTACCAAGTAACTTTTCTAGCTGAAGTTTTTTTTGTAGCATTCATATTTGCTACATCTACTTGTGCTTCATATTGTCTTTCGTATTTCTTTTTACCACGACAACTTTTACAATTGAAACACTCACAAGTCTCATCTCCTGAATACTTATACCAACAAACAGACATTATTCCTCAATCATCATCTTTATGTGATTATTCAATCTTTCAGATATTGTATCCCCAGGCATTGAGTTTTTTAAATGTTCTAAGAATTTGAAAAATATTTCTTGTTGATATTCTTCTTCAAACATTATATCAAAGTAAAGATTGTCTTCTTTAATTGAAAGCTCGTCAATTGTATCAGGCTTAAATGGTTCTTCGTCCTCTTGTAGCATTAGTTCTATTGTTTCGTTATCAAATCCAATATCGGAGAGATCAGGTGTGCTATCAGATATGTTAGAGATAGCTTCCAATAACTCTGGTGTATTCCAGCCACCAAGTTCCTCAAGTCTATTATCTGCAATAATGTAAGCCATAGCGTCTTCTTCGCTTTCAATATTTACGCCTGATACAACAGGAACTAACCAATCTCCTTCATCTTCTTTTAATTGTTCAGGCATAGTTAATTCTTTCTGTTGCATTAGTTCGAGTGCTTTTTTTCTACCATGACCTGCAAGTAGTTTCCCTGTATGATAATTTTTAATAAAAGGATTAATAAATCCAAATCTCTCAATGGATAACATTATTTTTTCTACATCATGCTTCTTAGGGTTTTTAGGCTCTACTTGTAATTCAGATAATTTTACCCATTCTATTTTAAGTTCACTCATCAGTTATACTCCTGCAATGTTCAGTTAATCTACCTGCAAAATTTTCAATGTCAGAATTGTTATTTAACCATTCTAAAAACTTAAACCAATCAGACTGGTGTTTTTCATTATCAAAAATTAAACGATACTTTATTCTTGGATCTCCTAAACCTCTGTCTGTATCATCAGCTTCCCAATTACCATCAACATCATTTTGCATAATGTCTATATCATCTAAATCAAAACCAACACCATCTAAATTTTCTATATTTTTAAGCATATTTAATAAAAGATCTTTATCCCAACCACCGATTTCAGTTAATTTATTGTCGGCAATTAAGTAAGATAAAGCTTCTTCTTCGTTTTCAAAACTTAGACCTGTTAATACAGGGACTAACCACATGTTATCTTCATCAGACAATATACCTTTTGGTACTGAATACTGTGATTTATACATTTTAATAAGTGCTTCTAATCTTCCATGTCCAGCTACAAGCTTCTGATCAGATTCATTCTGTATTAAAGGTGCATTAAATCCAAATCTTTTTATAGAATTTATAATAACTCCTATGTCGTGATCTTTTGGGTTTAAATCAGCTCCATAAATCTGATCTAAACGAATATATTTAATTTGTGGCTGCATTTTGATCCTTCCAAAACTTTCTAGCTCTGAGTTCTTTTAATTGTAACTTTGCACCCAATGGATTAAAGTTGACTGTCTTAGCTTGTGTGTAATTAGAAAACTTATCCACTTCTGCTTTTTTCATTAAAAAAAATGCTGAAACTACTTTATTTGTACTAAACCTTGGTCGTTGTTTATGGTTTTTACGATGAATAAGAGCTGAAATGGTACTGAATTTAATACTCATGCCTTCACAAAATTTTTCAAACTCATTTTGACCACAATTATACTCACGCCAAAGATTATACCATTCACTAACAGGCACTAAATAAACATATTTATTTTTTGCTAATAACTCAGGGCAATGTTTAGTTTGGTAATCAACAATTGCATCCGATATTTCTATAACTGAAGTAATAAGAGAATCGTGTTTCCCATGTTTAATCATAGAATAAATATTGCTACCTATTTTATTGTAAGTGCTTTTGCCATTAATAGGAGTTCTTATTTGTCTATAGTTAAAATCTTTTACTACTTTAGAAATGTCGTTTAATATTCCTTGGACATCAGCAGGATCAATAACTCTAAGTGTATTAATCCTTGTCATCTTCTGCTGCATATAAAGCTCTCATTTGTCCTAAAGCTTCGTCCTCGGTTTCATGACAACCCATAATTTGTTCATCAGTTGTCTTCTGTACGCAGTATTTATTATCTTCTTCAATAATTCTATATGGCATAATTTTCCTATCTAAATTTTGTTATTGGCATTTTACCTGTAGCTTTTGCCCACTGTAAAATGTCTTCTCTGTACCAAAGAGGTGTCTTTTGATTATTAAGATACTTCTGTGGTATTGGCATTTGCTTTCTGTGAAGCCAAACCGATATTAGATTCGGCTTCACATTCAAAAGCTCTGCTACTTCTGTAGTAGAAACTATATTATCCATTGTTAAAATGGAGCGTCTTCTGGACCTATTTGTTCCATTGGTCTAGCTACAGGAGGTTCTGAGTTCACAGGTTGCTCATAAGTTGTAGTCTCTACAGAGTCATTTGATTCTGAATACCCTCTACTTACATTCGCAGCTTGTGCGTACTTAAGAGAAAGACCTACATCCTCAGCTACAATTTGTGTAGACTGTCTTTTAATTGGGTTACCTTCCGAATCTGTTCCTGATTCGTAAGTATCAATCTCTACTCTTCCTGTTACTACAGCTCTAAAAGATTTACCGCCTGCATTATTAAATGTTTCTGATACATTTTTTGCAAGATCTCCAAAGGATACAAAGTTAAACCACATAGAGTCTTCATCTGGTCCTTTAGATACTGCTAATCTTCCTCTGCAATAGGCATTACCATTGCTAGAGTATTTTAATTCAATGTTAGTTAAGTTACCTTGAAAGGTTCCTTGCGTTACTGCCATTATTTCTCCTCGTCAAAGCGATCCCAATTATCTTGTATCGCGTCTATTACTTTATTTAATTCGCTTAACCTGAATAATACTAAACCATCACTGGTTCCTTCAGGCATTGCTACCATCATAAATGGCTTTGATTTATTGCCACCTATTGATTCTTTTACATTTTCCCAAGACTGAGCTTCTGCTTTTAAAAATCTTGTATAAATTGGTCCTACTTGCTTACCACTTTTTACCTCGACTCTTACAGAACTATCCCAGTTCTCTTCGTGTGCGTCTGCACCATGAAACTTTCGTGAAGGAATCTTTAATTTTTTCCTTACAGAGTTTTGCTTTGCTCTACCTTTAGATCTATTCCTTCTGTTAATACAAGTTCTACACTCACATTTTCTTTTAGGAACACCAGTAACTTTGCATTCTCCCTGTTGTTTCTTTACTGAATTTGGTTGTGAAATACTTTTTACTCCCGATTCAATACTTTTTCTTGCCTTATATTCTTCCCATGTTTCATTCTCAACATCCCAAGCTTTTTTATTTGGTTTATCTATTGAAAATGACATAGTAATATTATATTACAACAAAAAAATCAGCTTGTCTTGTTTTCCGCACGAATTTGTTGTTTACGAACTTCTAACTCGCTAATTGTATGTTGAGCAGTTCCAGGTTGTACAGTGTCTAAAGCTTCCCACCATTTATCTAAAGCTGCAGGAGTAAGCTCTGCTTTGTTGCTAAATCTTTGCTTGTAAAGTCTAGCTCTCCTGTAAACCTCTTCAGGGGTTGCACCTTTTTTCTCTAATTCTTTTATAGACTCATTCCAAGAACCATACATCTTAGTTTTTTCTTTAGGATCATACCCGCAGACTTCTACCAAAGGTCTCCATAGTGGAGTAATTGTTACAGTTCTTTTTTTCTTAACTTCTACATCTATTTGAAAACTATTGTCTTCAACAATTATATTTTTGTTTGGGTGTACCTCTTCAGTCTCAACATCTACTGTTTTAAATACTGGTGGCGCAGTCCATTGTAATATATATATATTACTTTTTTGATGACCATCTTCGTACCTATTTTCAACAACAATACAACCTTTTTCTTTCAATTCGTTAATTCTGTTGATTATAGTTCCACGCGATACTTTTAGTCTTTCGGCTAAAGTGCTGTGGGATACAAAAGTAGATTTGGTTTCGTTGCTAGCATATTTTGCCAAAGCACCATAAACCATATAGGCTCCTGGAGTTATATTTATATCCAAGAGCCATTCAGGTATCATTGAAAACTTGGTTTGGTATTCAACCCCAAAATTTTCTTCTTCCACTTATGAAATCTCCTTAAGATCTATGTTTAAATCTTTTGCTAATTGTACATCTAGAAAGTACTGATCTTGCGCCCAAAGGTGTAATCCTACACCTAATTTGGCAGCAGCTCTTTTAAATGCGTCAGATTCCATCTTCTTAATTTTTTCTCCTGTACTGTCTTTATCAAAGGTTTCAGTACCTGCACCAGAAACAGTAACTTCTGTACCATCTACTTTAGCAGTTATCATTCCTTTAACAGCTACAACTTTATCAGCTTCATAAACTACTTCCCAATCCCAACTATAAGCACCAACAACTTGTAAAAGTCTCTGTGCAATAACTGCATGGTTAATGTAGTCTTCTTGCCTAGTTCCCTTTTTTATAGTTCTAATAAGCTGGCTAGGGAACTTTTTAGCCAATCTTAAAATTTGTGATTTGCTCTCACTCATCTTTGTCTCCTTCGTCTTTTTTGGATAAGTCAATGACTTCTCCATCATCTAGTTCTTGCATATACTTCGGTGCTTTGTATGCAGGAAGTATGTTAACTCCAGGTGTCTCTACTTGTTCAAATAATGATTCAAGTATTACCCAAGGATCTTGTCCTCGCCTTTGTGCTACAGCTTTTATTCCTGTAATCCTAAAGCTAGGATTTACAACAAGCTCCCAATCATCTCCTAAATAGTCGATAACTTTTTTCTTGTCGTAAGGCTTCCAAGTAAATTTTGGTTTGCCAATTATTATATCATCTCCAATTCTCTTTGCAGAGTTATAAAGATTTCCTGATAATGCGTCTCCCAAAACTTTTTTAGCTTGGCGTAAATTAGAACTTATATTATCTATCCCTTTAATGATTTGATATATCTCTTCATTGGACATTTCTCTAAGACCTTCAACTTCTATCTGTTCTTCTTCTCCGAATTGCAGTATTTGATCTTGAACTTCTTGTTCTACTTTAAATGCTTTTTCCCTGTTGTTCATATTGCCCTCGCAAACAATTGAACTTGTTTTTCATAAGCTGAACCTACATCAGTTCCAACTCTTGTTCTCACAGTTGTCTCTAAGTTGCCATAAGTTTCTCTTGCATACTTACCACGCATATAGAGATTAAGCCTTGTCTTTCTCAACATATCTTGACCTAATGTCCCATTCTTAGAAACAACAATCCAATTACTTGACTCAACAATATGCCATTCATTTTTAGCGTTCCTTAAAGTGTCTAAGACTTCTTTAGTAAAGACTTTATTAGTTCTACCAGATCCGCCACGACTAACTTCAGGTAAGCTGTCTACTTTTTCTATTGTCATAGTCTCCTTTATTTGTAATCAATTATTACATAAACTATTTTATAATGCAAACTATTTGTACAGAAAAAGATGTACAATTAATATATGGAAGAATTTAATCAAGACTCTTGGATCTGGATAGATGTATCAGATACACAAGATGACTGTGTCTTTTGTGGCACTGTTTTTAAAAATGATCACTTAGCTACATGTCCCTCTAATATAATTTCTTACCATGAAGGTGCTACAAGATTGTGGACAAGATTATTTGATGACGAAAAGACGACAGAAGATTATTATTCCGATATTGGAAAACAGCTTATGATGGCTGCTGATCAAATACTTAAAGCACAACAAGTATGGACAGATAAAACCATACTTCAAAAAATGGACGAAGTTTTTAACAATTGGGGTATATTAACAGAGTTTGCTGAAGTACTTTATGAATTAAAAATAGTACAAACTCCTACAGAAATAATTGATTATTACAAAAACCCTACAATGTATGAAAGAGAATTTACTATTTGGTCTGAATTTGATTACCCATTTGTTGATGAAGATACTTGGCAAGATTTCATTTCTAGACTAAACTTACAAAACAATGGAGAAGACACTACAAGATACTAAATTTGATTCTAAATTAGATTTAGTAATTGATCTATTAAATGATCACGATATAAATATTTTTAAAGTAATTGATACTTATGAAGACTCCAAATTAGTTAAAAAAATACTGGGTTTAGATTCTACAATGTCTGAAGCAGACATGATTCAACTTGAGAATAAACTAATTGGCAATGAACATCACAAAGACTATAGAACCACTTTACAATTTGCCAGAAATCTTGTTATGAATTGGTTAATAGAAGATTTTGTATATTACATGTTGCGTAAACAAGACATAGAAGTGAAAAGAACTGGTAAAGATGGTCATAGAAAACTTCTTAAAGGTTGGAATGCAAGTTCTGATCCAGACTTACAGTGCAAAATTAATAACAATAATCTTTGGATTGAAGTCATAGCTAATTACCCGACACAATCTTTTGATTCTTTTTGGGAGTCTGAAGGGTACTATGATCTTAGGGATTATAAATTAAAAAATTTAAAATCTAAAAGCTACAAAGATAAAACAATTGTTTTGGGTGTAAATGTTAAACAAAAAAAATATTTTACTATGCAGATAACACCTGATCTACAATCTTTAGATTATTCTCCTGAAGAAAAATTTGGGAATAAGCTTACAAAAAAAGTTATGTTTCCAGGCGGTAAACCTACCCTAACTGATTTTAGCAAGCTTCATTATTCAGTTAGAAATATGTTGAGACAAATAGCTTACCACCCACTAACAGAGGGTAAAGAAATGGAATCTTTAATAACCCAATATTTTGAGACACAAAGAGGATTCTGCGTAGCTACACAAAATACAGATAAAAATTTAATACATGTTAAAACTAAAGTAGTTACAGATGAAGCGCAGATTTATTATGTGTACTACCAAGAAGGAAAAAATAGTAGTGAAATAGAAATCCCAGTAGATCATATTATGAATGATTATGACTATGGTTTTCAATTTAGTTTTGACAATAAGTCAAAATTATATTGTTGGGAGGGATCAGTTTTGAAACACTATATCCAATATAATTTAAAAGATAAAAAAGTATGGGAAGCATATTTGAACAAAGATAGGGATACTTTAATTCTACCTGCAAAATATGTACCTAACATTAAAGAAATAAAACTCTCTCAAAAATTTCAAGAAATACTGTAACCTTTTTTACATTATAGTAGTCTAAGTAGTAAGGGCTTGAAAGGTTTAGACTTATCAAGTGTTGCGGGACAGTTGGTAAGTAACGAGGGTTCGATTCCCTCCAAGTCCACTAGAAAGCCTAGGAGAAAATTCGTTATTTAGATAATGATAGTATATGTACGATACCTAGGCTTTCTTAACTTTCTATGTAACCTTTTTACAGGTTATGTAGTCTAAGTAATAAAGGAGAAAAATGACAGACGAAGAGTTCCAAGAGGAGTTCGGTATGACAATCGCTGAGTTTGACGATTATGTCGAAAATGGGGATTGGTTTATAGAAGGAGAAAAATGAGAGAAATAAAAGCAAACTTCTCCATTACAGGAGAATATATTGTTAATCTTTTTGCAGAAGATTGGGAAGCTCCTAACGAGGAGAGTGTCAATCGTAAGATTGTTATGCAAAAGATCGATAGGAAATTAAAAGAAAAAGGTATTGACGCTTTTGATTTTCAAATGGCTATAAGAGTAAGAGAACAAGAAGTTGAGGAAGTTAATCCTGTTAACGATAACTTTGCTGAACTAGAAGAGCCACCATTCTAATGAAGATAATGGTTACTTTTGACACAACTGAAGATTATATTCTTGAAGCAAATTCTGTTCAGGAAGCTTTAGATCTTGTTAATAAAATATATACTTTTAAACAAGAAGCTCAAGAAGATTTATTGAAACAGTACAACATAGAACTACATGTAGATATTGTTAAAACATATATGGAAGAAGAATAAATGGAAAAATGTAAATTATGTGATGAAGTATTTTCTAAAGGTAACAATGCTGTTTTATGTGAAATGTGTAAATATGAAATGCGATTCAGCATAATGGAAGCTATTAAATGATAGAAGATTCATTTGAAGCAGAACTTTATTGGGATCTAAAGGAACTAAACCCTGATGCAATTATATACCCTGAGTATCATCAAGCATACTTAGGGTTTGCATATAGAGGAGAAAAGTATGTTGCTGTTTATGACAATACAGAAATAGAAAACATATTGGCTGGGGATCTACTCATGAATCAAAGTTTTGTTAATGAATGTTTAAAAAAATTAAGCGGCAAAGTAGAAAATGATAGAGTGCAGGAAGGTGTTGGAAGACTGGCTAAAATAGAAGCTATTAAATTAGCTACAGATCTTTTGAACGATTGGGACAGCCCTAATCATCCTTTAATGCTATTTTATCCTAAAATTGTTGAATTAGAAATTGAACAAAACAAAAATGAAATATTTAAATATGAAGAATGATCCAATAAACAATATAATTTGGAAAGAAAGTTCTTCTTTAAATCCAAATGATTGGAACCCAAATAGAGTTTTAAAGGCTGAGTATGATCTACTAGTACACAATATTCTAACTATGGGTTGGGTTCAGCCGATAATTATTAACACTAATAGTATAATTATTGATGGCTTCCATAGGTGGCGTATTTCACAAGATGTCGAATCAATCAAAAAAAAATATGAAGGCAAAGTGCCTGTAGTTGTTTTAGATATTGATGATAGACAAGCAATGATTTATACAATTCGTATGAATAGAGCTAAAGGGGTCCATGCTTCTAATGGTATGCAAGATATTGCAAAAAAATTAGTTAACGAACACAAAATGACAAAAGAACAACTAGAATATGAATTGGGTATGTCTAGTACTGAAGTAGATTTATTGTTAAGTGATTCAGTTTTAACTGCAAGGAACTCTAAAGATTGGAAGTACAACAAAGCCTGGTATCCAATAGAAGATGGAAAAAAATATGGCAACACGACCAAATAATATTTATTCCTGGGCATTAGCCAGGACATATCATCACAATGCAAGATTTAAAGATAATAAAAAAGTAGATTTTAAAAATATTTATAAAATTATAGATCGTGGAAAACAATGGGTTGTAGATACCTCAGTAAATAAAGCTGAGTATAAACATATACTTGATAATCAAGTTTGGAGATTGAAAAAATATTTTAGAGTTATAAGAGAGAATAGTATTAAATTTGATATGACAGATAATCAAAGTCATTTAGATTATGATCTTTTGCCTACAGAGCACCCATTTTATTTAAAGAAAGGAAAAAATAGTGGCTAAAAGTGAATACCATATATGGACATATAGGCTTAAATGTGAAAATTGTGGAGCAGGTTTTAAAAATAGGAAACATGATAGGGAGCATAAATGTTGACAATGAATAATGAAGAAAATGTATGCGGAAGATGTGGCAAAAATGACAGTGGAATTGTTCATTCTGGAACTGATGGGATATTGCTTGGAGTTTTAGATGAGCTTCACAAAATTTGTTATGACTGTGGAAATAAAGTTATGCTAGGAGAAACTGTAAACGAAGATAGGGATTGGAATCAATGGTTAAAAGATAACCCAACTGATGACGATCATAAAGAAGAGGAATAATGGATTACGAATATTTAACCGAAACAGACATAAAGGCAATCTTATTGGATCAAGCTAGACAAATTGAAACTATGTTGTTTCAACACAACTTATTTGTTCCTAGCAAATTAGAAAATAATAATGGGGCTTACATAGAGTGGCAAAATAAAAAAGTTGTTATAGAAAAAAGTTTAAAAGCTGTTAAAAAAGCTATCAATGAACAAGGTTTTAAGAAAGAAGATCTTTTAGAATTATTAGAAAAAAAATAAAAAAAACCTGTAACCTTTTTAAAGATAGGTAGTCTAATAAGTATGGAATGGAAAAAATGTGTATGGGAAGACATTGCTGAACTTGAAAAAGTAGCAAAATCTACCAAAAACACAGTAAAAAACAGCAAAAATACAGTTTGGTGGGGTTTATTTGATGATAATAAACCTGTAGGCTGTATAGGTTTGTATCTTATGTCTAATGCTAGAGGTAGGATTAAATCCATTTATATTAAAACTAAATACAGACATCAAGGATATGGCAATGAAGCTAGCGATATTGTTGAGTATTTTGCGTTTGATATATTAAATTTAGCTTCTTTAAGTGCAATAACTAGACATTTAGATTATTGGAACAAGAGGGGTTATACAATGACAAATAGAAGAGAGACTTCTAAAGGAAATAAATATGTAATGCAAATTACAAAGGAGAATTATGATAAACACTAGTAATACAGTGAAACCAAAATCTGAAACACTTTACAAAACAGAAGATGTTTCAGACAAAATGAAAATTAGACAAAAGAATATTGAAAATGCTCAAAAGCTTTTAGACAAGTATGGGTATTTTGGTGGTAAACGACTATTGGGCAAAAATGAGAATGGTACAGAAGTATGGATTTCTTTTAAAGCTACCGATAAAACTATAGAAATTGACTGCACACACGATATGTGGAGTGTTATGCCTGAAAATGGTGGAGAGTATGCTGCTGAAAGAGCTAGTTATTTCTTGACTAAGCCTATTAGTAAAGAAACTACATTTTCTTATTATGATGGCGATCGAGGTAATGTTCGTAGACATGGAATGATAACCAAAAATACATTGTTACATTTAGATAGAATCATTGATGAATGCGAGAGGTTTACTAGAAGTAACCAAACACCACCTAGAGATATTTATAGGTTACTTGCGTGGAATATTTTTAGTAGTACACACAATGATAGCTACACTTACCCTGCAACTAATTGGGATTTTTGTGCAGATATTCAAGGGTACACAAGTCCTGAAGGATATTACTTTACAGGTCAAATCTAATAAGTAATGGGTAATAGAATCAACAAAGCTTTAAGTAAATCTTGGGAAGAGATCGAACATCTCTTCCCAAATACTTATTTTGAAGATTACCGAAAAAACGCAATAAGAATAAAAAGCGACACTAACATAAATTTTGCATATAAAAATTACTTTATAAGAGTACCCTACAAAGAACTATCAGTATTCTTTAACAGACAAGCAGAATATAACAATATACAACTTGTCAACAGCCAATTAGAATTGACACCTCTTCCTGTTTACTACAATATCCAAACTGGTCTCATGGTTAATATAAGAACTTCGCCTGAAATATATTTAGACGAAAAATTTATTGATACAGAATCATTTAATAATTGCGTTAAAAACTTGAATACACTCAATGGATCTGGACTAGATGGTGCTAATGCTTTCAATTATGAAATAGCATTTGCTTATTTTAGGACACAAAACCATATATTAGATGAATATATAATGTGGGCGGAAAAATTTTACAACAGTTTTTTTGCTACTGTTGATAAAAATAGATTAGAGTTTTCTCACAATGATCCAGATTTTAGAAATTTTACAATAACAAATAATATAATTGACTTTGAATATTCTGGAATGTCTCCAGTATTATCAGATCTAAGTAATATGATCTCTATGTATTACAGTTCAAGTATTGTTAAAAAATATTTAGTTAATATTAAAGCACCAAATAAAGAAATGGAACCATTAACAATATTTTGGCTTTTATTTTGGGGTATGTGGGGACTTTCTAAAGATCAAGAAACTATATCAGACAAAAACTATTTTATAAGAGCAGGTAAATTATTTGACAGAGGAATTACTAGATTAGATCGTTTTAGACAAAATCTTTAAGGTAAATCATCCTCAGTTAATTTGTAAAAAATTACATGAAAGTTTGCGTGTGAAGAAATAGCTTTTATTTTTTTGTTTTTCTTTCTAAGCTTCCCATATTTTGCATAATACATTTTGTTATTACTAACCATACCTGCAGACATTTTGCCTAGATAACTTTGTAAATCGTACATAAGTAATAAATATAACATAACCCCCTACCCCATTACAACTTATAGATGTTAAATTATTGTTAAATGAAGGGGGGTACCCTATAAATTTCACGAGGACCCGCCTTTGTGAAAAATAATTCACAATCACACAATTTTGTGAAAGTATCTGACTCTTTTTAGGCATAATGAAATAAAAATATATATATAAACTTTAGATCCAGATAAAAATATGGATCTCTACTTTAGGTTTAGATTGTCTGACTAATTTAAAGTCTTAATGAAATAAAAAAATATATATCTGACTATTTTTTGATCATAATGAGATAAAATATGTACTACTTTCTTTCTCCTGGATCATTATCTGGATCAACATATATATATGATTCATAAGTAAAAAAAATAAAATAAAAACTATGTAACCTTTTTAATATGATATAGTCTAAATAGTACAGACAAAACAAAGGAGTAATAATGACAAAAATAAAAACATATAAGCCAAACAAAAACAGTTGGAAATATAATTTTGTTGCGAATCTAGATAATGGAAAAGTAGTTGATTATATAACAATTGTTACAGAATATGGGAAAGAATATGCCGAAGATTGTTTTAGAAGATCTTTAGAAGAACAATTAGAACGATTTAACGCTGATTGGTTTTCTTTTCATTTGGTTAGTAAGACAAAGGAGAAATAATGGCTATATATGCAAAGTTTGACTTCAATGTTTATATTGATGTTCAAGACATACATGATAGTAATGAGATTAAAGACGCATTAATTGACTGGTGGACTAGCACAACAGACTTACCAGATTATGAAATATTAGAGGAGGAATAATGGCTATTAAAGACACTTTAGATGAGTATTCATTTGTTAGTAGATTTTTAGAACGCAGAGATAATTTTAGCCCAAACGCATTACAAACACTTTATCATTATTTTGATGATCTAAGCGAAGGTATAGGAGAGGATATAGAATTTGATCCTATAGCAATTTGTTGCGATTGGACAGAGTACGAAAACGAAAAAGAGTGCCTGGAAGATTATGACTTTGTAGAAGACATGGAAGAAATAAGAACAAGTACAGTTGTATTGCCAGTCCATGGCGGGTCAATACTTGTTCAAAATTATTAAAAACTATGTAACCTTTAGACCTCTTCGGAGGTCTAAGAGTTAAAGGAGAAAAAATGATACAAGTTAAAAGTCCAAACACAGGACAGGTGCTAAACATAGAAGGAGAGTTATTAAACCTCGTAGAAGGGGTAAATTACATTGAAAATGCTTATTATGATCAAGAAGGATTCACACAAGACAATATTTTAAAAGCTGTCTTTAAAGTCCTGGAAATTGAAAGATTAAGAGGCATTTGGGATGGAACATATAATATTGATACTTTTATTAGAGAAAATGTTTTTGACATAATCTCTAGAGAAATGGAGAAAGCATAAACAAATGGGGATCGGAAAGATCCCCAACTTTCAAAAAATCTGACTATTTTTGATCAATAATGAATAAATATATAAGGAGAATTAAATGGCGTGGGAAGAAATATCACTAAATGAACAGAATTATGTTTTGTTTAGACACGAACATAATGTTGTTTTAAATGAAAAAGAATACCTATTAAGCGAAGATGGGAGTTTAAGAACCTTCACTTATGAAGATGGAATTAAATTTGCTGAAAGCATAGGTTTAAGCGAAGAAAATTTAGAACACCTGTAACCTTTTTCTCTTTTGTGAAGTCTAATTAGTACAACACAAAGGAGAAAAATGAACAAAGAGATTACTTACAAAGAATGGGTGGATACATATAAGCCAATACTAAATAAAAATAAGTATGGGCAGAATTATGTTTCTGTACAGGGCGAAGAAAGTTATGGCGCATTCGATGTATATGACGATGATGACAAAGAAATGTTACAGAACACAGAGTACCAATATATTTGGACTTTAACTAATGAAGATAATCATGATTATCTTTTAAGTGGCGTCCACTATGTCAACAGAATGGAGTATTACATTTGTGAAGTGCCATTTGCCGAAGGAGAAGATATCACGATAGACATGGGCTGTTGTTGTGATAGCGATGAAGGCGAAAGTTGTGAAGATTGCACAGAGGAGGAAGAATGAAAAAATTTACAGTGTTTGAAAATCTAACTTATGGATATGAGATAGAGGCAAAAGACGAAGACCACGCAGAAGAAATCTTTTATGGAGAGGCTGAAGGTTTAGTAGGCAAGGGTTATCTATGTGAGGGTACAGAAATAACAATAGTAGAGGAGGAATAATGGAGTACGAATACACAGCAAGTATCAATTTAAAACTAGACAGCACAGCGCAGAAATTTTTAAGTGCGCATGAATTAGGACCTGATGTCTTAGACATAGAGCCTGACCAGGCTGATGTTTGGCTAGCTTTACATAACGAAATACATTCATGGTTAAATGATTTGGGTATTGAGGTAGAGTTAGATTTGAAAGATGTAGTAGCTCAATGATTGGGCTACTCATCAGATTCTTAGAAGGGCAGCCTAAGAAAAAACGAAAACCAAATAAAAAAAACTGACTAATTCATAATTCTTAATGAGAATATAGATATATAAAAAAAAAGATCTTCAAGTAGATCCAAATAGGATCAAAAAAAATATTTAAAATATGTAACCTTTTCGTATCTAAGTAGTCTAATAAGTGTAAGCAAACAAAGGATATGAAATGATTATACATGATATGGCTTCAGGTAAAGTTACTGAGACTACACCTGAAGAGTTTATGAAACACATAGCTCCAAATATCGAAGAGTTTAAAAAACTCCAAGAAAAATTTGCCAGCTACGAAGAGGAGTAAATACATGAGAGACATAACAGAATATATTGATGATTATGTAGAAGATAATTATGGACATACTAATTGGGGATATGCGAGTACATATTCCCCAGTTGAATTAAATTCAAATGATCAATACGATATGGAACTTAATAATACGATTGTTATTTGGTACAACTCAATAGAAGAAGAATAATATAAAAACTATGTAACCTTTTTATCTTTTTAAAAGTCTAAGTAGTAACAAAGGAGAAAATATGAAAGTTAAAGATGTAATTGAGTATTTAAAAGAATACAAAGAAGATGAAGAAATACTTATTGCATGGTTAGATTACGAGATGTTTGATGACCATGAAGATGTTTCTTACGAAGCATGGGTACAAACCTGTAGAGACTGGATAGATAGCGACCATAGTTTATATGAGCTAGTTTCTAATTACTATTTAGTTAGAGACAGAGACTTAGCTAACAGAGAGAAGGCACAAGCTAATCAAAAAATTAGGCAAAAGCCAAAAATATAAAATACTATGTAACCTTTTTGAAGGTAGATAGTCTAAGTATTGTAAGCGAGAACGCATAAGGTTGGAAACTCTAGCTTAGAACTAGAGGCGTGAAATACCATATAAACAATGTAATTCCAGTGTGGTACGCTAATCGCTTACATAAAGCTACTTATATTATAGAACTAGCTGACCTCTCGCTTAGAGTACTCAAAGTATGATAACGAACTAAGGCATACACGAAGTCAGTTGTCTCAGACTTGTAGGTAGCTTGTAGCACATAAGGTTAATATCGTAATAAATTGCAAGCCCTTGTGCGTTACAAGCTATCTATTCAAACAAAGGAGAAAAACATGAAAGATCTAGATTTCGTAAACATGATCTTTAATGACTGGAACGAAAATTTGTGTGATAACGATGAAGATAGTGTCAAGTGTCAAGAACTGAGATATTTAATCTTAGGACTTATGGCGGACACAGTTGAAGGTAAAAAATTATTTAATTAATATGTAACCTTTTACACAATTTGTAGTCTAAGTTATAGAAGCAAAAACAAAGGAGAATATATGCCAAATGTATGTACGAATACAATATTTATAGAAGGTAACGCAGAGAGTATAGACCTTATATGGAACATGGGACAAAGTGAAGGACACGAAGGTCGTTTTAACTTTGAAGACACTTTAGTTAAAACATTTGATTTAGCTAAGTGTTACGCAGTTCCAGAAGAGTTAACTTATATACATTGCGGTAGCACAACTATAAATGGCGAACAATTTAATAACTGGAAATATGTAGATAAGACAACAGGAGAAGTTGTACGCTACAACATTCTAGATGGGAAAGATGACAATATTGAAATGGTTGGTCTTACTGAAGAAGAAGTAGATGAACTAAAAGAGAAATATGGAAGTGAAAACGCTTATGAGTGGACTTACGCTAATTGGGATACAAAGTGGATAACTGAAGTTGATGTAGACAATGTTGAGTTTGATGAATACAAACCAGACAATTACAAGTCAATGGAGTTTGAAGTTGACACAGCGTGGTCGCCACCAGTATCACTTTTACAACACTTATGCGATTGTTATGATTTAAAAATCAGCTGTCGTTGGTGGGAAGAAGGTGGTAACGCAGGTTGGGAACACTTGCACCCAAATAGTTAACTAACAAGAAGGAGTATTAGTTTTAACATATACTCCTATGTTGCTGAAGTAGTGGTAGAGGAAACTCTACCACTACGAAGATCTCAATTGAGATTAAATAAAAAACTATGTAACCTTTTATACATAGAAGTAGTCTAAGTATTGTAGACAGCTTAAAGGTAACAGCTGAACAGTTTTAGTTTAAGTACGAACGCAGACATTAATTGTTTAGAAATAAACAAGCTATCGATAGTTTCAGCCACATGTTTTGCTGTCGTGGAGAAAGTAAGCTCGTTGCCTTTAAGCTATCTATAAGTAGGTAGCTTGTAGCACATAAGAGAGAGAAGATGACAACTAGGCATAAGCTGTCTCTCTTAGTTCGGTAGTAGGAAGTTGGAAACGCTACCAATGAACAAGTAAAATCAACTTGTGTGTTACAAGCTATTTATAAAGCCCTCACTTATTAAAGAGAGCCTTGAACGATTAGTAGGGGTAAGGAAACGCTAATCGGTAGGTAGCTTGTAGCACATACTAATGTTGAAAGAAAGGTTGGAACTCGTGTACAAAACGAGGAAAGGCGATATAAACATACAAAACTTCCAGTTTCGTCCACTATGTGTGTGTTACAAGCTATTTATGTTCCACAAATGAAATGAAAGCAAATGGTTGGATAAGTAGGTAGCTCGTAGCACATAGTAAGGTCTTACAAACTAAGCGAAAGCATTTTGTAATAGGTTTTCTAGGCAACCTCAAACTGTGTGTTACAAGCTACTTATAAAGGATAAGCAAGGGGAAATTTGAACTTACTAAACCTTGCCCGATACGAAAGTATTTGGTATATCCAAGTTCTGTAGGTAGCTTGTAGCACATAATAGATCAACAAAAAATCTGACTATTTCAGATCCATAATGTAGTAAAGAATATCTATAAAAATAAAAGATCAAAAAAAAATAAATTTACTTGTAACCTTTTTTATTTATTGAGTGTCTAATAGGTACAGACAATAAAGGAGAGAAATTGTTAGGAACACATAACTCAATAGACGAATTAGATAATCTAGTAGGACTAACTATTACTGGTTGGAAAGAAGTAACGATAGATTGGGGACACTCATTTATCATGCTCAAGACTGATCAAAAGTTTGATAGTGGCGAACCTGTTTATCTATTACTATCACAAGACGCTGAATTAAACGAAGGCGGTTATTTAGGTTTTGTCGATAGCGACTTTGAAAAAATGATAAAGGAGTAATAAATGGGATTAAAAGAGATAATACCTAATATAACTGATGAAGAAATTGTATTAGTAAATAAGATCGAAAATACAAGAGAACGCATTAATGAAGCTAGAGAGTATGGAGATGATACACAATCTTTATACGATAGAATGCGCGAACTTAAAAAAGATCTTGAAGTAGCTAAAGCAAAAAGAAGAGCTACAGAAAACTAAAAAATTTTAGATTATGTGTAACCTTTTATGGTTACGCATAGTCTAAGTAGTACAAGCAATAAAGGAGAAAACATTATGGCAACTAGAGGATTATATAAATTCTATAGTGATACAGAACAATTAGAAAATAATAGACCTAATGCGACTATATATCGTCATTGGGATAACTATTTAGAAGGTGGGGGAGCTGACCTTGTAGAGTTTTTAACAACTCTTAGAGATAGCGACTTTGATAACAGATTTCTCGATAGCTCATATTTAGCAAGTAAGTTTGTAGTTTACTTAGCTAGAGAGTTTGCTAATGATTGGAATGAAGAGCCACTTGATTTTCTAAGTGTAGGGGTTGTACACAACGATGATGACTGGGGAGCGGAATACACCTATCACATAGTAAGTGAGATAGGAGTAGACAACATACCAAAAGTCTTTGTTGATAGTTACAATTACGACAAAACAGAATTATCAGAAGCATTTAAACAAGAACAAGAACAAGAAGTTTTATAAACTACCTTGTTGTTAGTGAAGAGATCAGGGGAAGAAATATCCCCTGATTTTTTTTGGATCTTTCTGACTAATTTAAATTTGATAATGATGATAGAAATATATATAGAAATAAAAATCTTAAAAATTATGTAACCTTTTAAAGGTTATTGAAGTCTAAGTATCACAAGCAATAAAGGAGAATAAAAAATGGGTTATCAAACAGCTCAAGCGTTAGCGTTAATGGATACGATTAACTTAAAAAATCAAATAAAAAATCATTTATTAGGTAACTTTTATCCACGACACGATGTTCGCTTAGTATCGGTATGCGTAGAAGCGCTAGAAATTTATAGAGACAATATTGGAGATATTGAGTATGGATTTTTAGATATATGGGATACCTATATCGAATTACCAGATGAGCTTGAATATAAGAACTCTAATAAAATATCGGTAGGAGATTGTATTGAGACACTTAGATTAAGTGCATGGGTAGACATCTTTTACTCAGAATTTTTAGAAGAGGAATAAAAAAAATTAGATCTTCGTGTAACCTTTTTAGGTTACATGAAGTCTAAGTAGGGAGAACAAAAGGAGATATATGAACGACTTAAAAGAACTATCTATACAAGAAATAGCGAGTTTAATCTATATGGATTGGACTATGGAAAAAGTTAGCTATTCAGCTCGACCTTATCTAGACGCTATGACTTATCTCGATTCAATTGACGATAAGTATATGTTAGATAGTGGAAAATCTATTGTTACATATTTTCTATCGAACGCTAGTGCATGGCGTGGCGATGTAGCTAAAGAAGTAAAAGCTGAATTAAAGAAGAGAATAAAATAAAAAATATTTTAGATTTCATGTAACCTTTTATGGTTACATGAAGTCTAAGTATTACAAGCTAACAAGGAGAATATTATGTTCGTACCACGAACTAGAAAAATCGATACTAAAGATAGTAGCGTTATTGATGTAATTTATTACATGAGTACATTTAAAGAACAAACACTATTTGTACAATTTAACAATGGTGCAATGTATACCTATGATGATGTACCTTTTAAACATTTTAAAAGTTTAAGAAGTGCTAATCGTAGAAATAAAAGTGTAGGAAGTTTATTTAACGACTTAGTTAAAAAAAGTGGTTATGCGTATAGGAAGATTTCACGATGAAGTCTTCTTATGCAAGAGAACTACACAAAGCAACAACTATTCTTTTAAATACACTTATGGTATTAGGAGAGCCATTCGAATTTGACAGCGATTTAATATGCGCTGATGAATTATTTGATGAGTGCTTATGCCCCAATTGTATTTATAAGAGTGTTAAAGGAGAAATATGAGTGAGCCATTTTTATACAATACAAAGTTATACGAAATTTTAGATATTTCTGGTAATGGAGTATTTAACACACTAGATATCATATTGTATTGGTGTTATTTCGTAACAGTTGTATTTTTTTACAAAACTGTTGTTAGCAAAGTAATTAAGAAGAGTGGCAAATAAGCTACTCTTCTTAATTTTTACAGCTGATCTAATTTAATTATTTCGGATCTAATCTGACTATTTTAGATTTCGTAATGATTAAAAAAATATATGCAAAAAATAAGTTATAAAATACCTGTAACCTTTTAGCGTTATAGGGTGTCTAATCGTAAAGGAGAAAAAAATGATTATAGGAATGTTAGATAAATTCTTAAAAGAATTAAAAAAAGAACAACAACTTAAAGAACACATTGAAAGAGAAAACGATAACCCTGATAGCGTTTTTTATACTGGCGATAAAAAATAAAATTAGGTGTAACCTTTTTACTTTTAAAGGTGTCTAATAAGTACAAGCTAACAAGGAGAAAATATGACCGATAAAGAGTTCTTTAGTGCTATTAGTGGCGTGGAAGATACTGAATTAACTGGCGATGAGCTTATTGATTGCGGTAACTGTATGGTACGAATACCTAAAGAAATATTGCAAGACGCGGGAGATTACATTTTTTTAAATGAATACACTTGCGAAAATTGTAACGAGCCATATTAAAGGAGTAAATAATGGACATGTATGATATTGAAGACAGCGTCATTGAAAAAATAGCGCTAGATATTTTAAAATCTAAACTCGAATGGAATAGAGCTGAAGATTTTAGAACATTGTTTAGTTACGATAGTAAAAATGTAGAAGTTACATTTTCATTATCAGCTACGATTGATGAAACTGATTTAGAAGTATGGAATGATAGAAATAACTATTACCCCAATTGTTACAGCTGTAACAAAGTCCTACTGGATAGCCATGACGAAATCGATTGTATTGATGATGAGCCATTCTGTAGGGAGTGCTATAGCAAACAAGAAGCAAAACAAGAATTAGCAATTGATAATTAATTCAATTGCTAATTCTTAAAATGTATTATATAATTAGAAAAAACAACATAGGAGAAAAAATGAACGCAAACTTAATTACTGAGAATGTAGAGCAACAAAAAAAAGAACAGCTTAAAAAATTAGCTAGTCATTTTAATTACTCTACATGTGATGAGTTAGAAAAGCCATTACCTGAATTTGAGCAATTCATAATTAGAGATGGATTTGTTTTTCAATTAGATACAATAATTGAAAATAATTCTAAAACTTGTCCAAAAAAACACAATAGCGATACAGCAGTGTATAAATTATTTAATGGCGCTATCGGATACGATAGTTAAGTAAATATAATACATGGACTAAAGGCGGGTATTTATTACCCGCCTTTTTTTATTTAATTCTGACTAATTCTGTTCCTTGATGATAAAAGAAATAAATATAAATTTTAAAAAAGTTAGATCGTAATTTTTGATTCTAAAACCCCATGAAATCTAATCATCTGACTATTTTTTTTTCGGTAATGAGCAAAGTTATAAATACCATTTTGATCGTTTTCGAACACCTGTTCGATTTGTGAAAATTTTCACATTCTCGTAAAAATCTAAATGTAAAGTTTAGGTTTAGATTTTACCAATTAAAAAAAAATTAAAAAAAATATGTAACCTTCTTGTATTCAATGCGGTCTAAGTATTTGAGCGGGTAAAGTTGCAAACTTACCTTAGGGTTAGATAACAAAAACTTTAACCCGCTTAACTAACAACATAAGGAGAATAAAAAAATGGATATGTACGATATCGATCAATTAACTCATGAAATAATTGAATTAGTTGACGCTCTAAAATTAATTAAAAGATATAGCAATGATGAGATAGCTTTTAATAATTTAAAAGAAGATATGTTAATTAATTATAAAATGAGTAAAAAGAATGAATTAAATACACTTATATTAGATTTATTCGATGATAAAAAAGGAGAGTTATAAAATGACTAGGAAAGATTATATAACTTTGGCGGGTATTTTTTCTATATCTAGATTAGAAATAGAAGAATTAAATATTCCAGAAGATCAAAAAAAATTAATATTAAAAGAGGTTAGAAATATTATTTCTAATTTAGGCGGTGTATTAGCTGAAGATAATCATCGTTTTGATTATGAGCGTTTTATAACCGCTTGCAAATATAATGATATTTCTTATAAATGAAATATTAAAAAATATTGAAGAAGATAAAATTCAAAAAGGTCTTAAAAAAAGAAAAAGAAAAACACGAAGAAAATCTTCTTAAAATTAACCCGATAACTTTAAAAGGTTATCGGGTTTTTTTTGGATCTGTGTGACTCTTGATCCCAATAGGAAATTTTAAATAACTTTCCGCTAGTAATACATAGAAGAAAAAATATTTAAATATACTTTACATATTTAAAAAAGGTTTATATAATAATTAAAAAGAACATAGGAGAAGAAAAAATGAAAAATACATTAACAGTAGAACCGATTAAATTCGAATCTAAAAGTTATGTAAATTATCATTGTGAATATTGCAATAATGAAATAGAAGAAAATTACTATTTCTTTATTCTAGATCATAAGCATATATACAAAGAATTAATGATATGCGGGTTAGATCTTGAAGACGCGATAAACACAATAGTAATGAAATATGATAAATTACAACTAATTCATAATATAAATAAAAGGAGTATATAAACATGGATAAAGAAAATAACATTCTAGAAAATGCGGAGCTTGTAACCGCATACACTAGCAAACTAAAAAAACAACAAAGAGAGTATGGAAATAAATTTCACAATGGCAGTTGTGAAGAATTAGATCGTCCGCAGTCTAATTTTGATGAAATAATAGTTAGAGATAACTTAATATTTGAATTAGTGGAAATTATTCCTAACAAGTCAAAGAGTTGTAAAAATAGGCACAATGGAGCTACTGGAGTGTATAAAATCTTTAATGGAGCTCTAGGATACGATATATAGAACATGAATAGAAAAACATTCATATTAGAAGATAACAAACCAGTTAGAAGAAATATAAAAGAATTATATATTCAATGGTTACAGCTTCAATATGGTAATAATTTACACATTCATGAAATGAGCGCTAACCATTTTAAATTGGTTAGCGTTTCATTAATGGATAGTAGAAGAAATGGAGAAAATTAAAATAATGAAGGTTAAAGAATTAAAAAATACATTAGATGATATTTTTTATATACTCGGAGACGATGAACTTTTTGGAGATATGTTAGAACATGGAGAATTTGAATTTCATTCTAACCATTCAAAGAATGGCGGTTATGAATGTCAATTATGTTATTTAAATCTTCCAAAAGGTAAATTAACTATTAATGATCTTTTATATTCCTATGAAGAAATAAAAGATTTTAAAATAGGTTTCGAGCGTAACATAGAAGATTATCTACAAGGTATTTAAAAAAACTCATTAAAAGATCTAGAAGATTAATTTCTTCTAGATCTTTTTTTTATTTGCTGGGTTAGGTTACCTTATTAAAATATAAATAAAATATGAATGTAAACTTTAGGTTTAGATTTTTTTTGATGATAACCCATTTTCAAAATCAAGAAAAAATTTTTTTTCTGTGGCATATAGCACTGCGAACGCTAATGACACTTTGCAATGACAGAAAATATTTCACGCATTAATTTGGATCTTCTTTATACTCAGTATTGCTTAAATAAAGATGTTTAAGCGTTGAGGGTACATTAATACTAATGTAGGGAAATAAAGGAGTCCTGTGAGGCTCCTTTTCCTATTGGGTAGCCCTTTTCTCTCCTGGCATAGCATTTTCTTTGAAAATCGGCACCCCCTACTTATATTTTTACTTACTGTTATTGACATACAATATTTCGACTTTCTCTATTTACCTATGGTAGAATTAAGAGTAGATATGGGTAGACCAATAAAATTAAATGAAGATAAACTGCAACAGATCTGTAAGTGGCTAACTGCAGGACATTTTATTGAACAAGCTGCTTCTTTGAGTGGTGTTTCTTCAGCCAGTATATACAATTGGTTGTCTAGAGGCAAAGAAGATTCCAACAATGGAGAACAAACAATTTATTCAGAGTTTTTAGAGAGGGTAGTAGAATCTAAAGCTAAAGCTGAAGCATTGTTTTTAAACACAGTAAGACAGGCTGCACAAAATGGTGTATGGCAGGCTGCAACCTGGTATTTGGAGAGATCTAACCCATCTTGGAATAAAGAACTTCAGAAACAGATCCTAGAAGATCAACAACTTGCACTTCAAGAAGAAGAAGTCATTGTTGTAGAATATTCTAAATAACCTCGAATCGCGCCCCCATAATGAGTCGAATTTATGTAATATTTGATGACAAAAAATTTTTTTATCCCCTGGACAGATAATTATATTGTGGCATACTGTTTCCCAAGGAAAAATGGATCTCTAAAGCAAAGAGGACCTGGAAAACCAGATCCCCTTAGCCAACAAAGGAGGACACTATGAGTACACAATAAGAGAAATACGAATGTCTCTTAGATCATATTGTCTTACTCTTATTATATAGGCTAGTAAGAGTGTATTACAAGTTTTTTAAGCCGAGTTTTTTTAGGCACCACTATATGTAGTGTTATTTGAGTGTAGACACACTATATATAGTGTCGAACAAATGTTCGATTATCCATACATACTATATGTAGTATGTCAATGTGCTAATACCACTATATGTTGGGTGTTCAAATTCTTGGATCCCTAGGGGTACAATATTTTGGATCCCTAGGGGTACAGTGGATTGTACACTAACTATACCTAATTAACTATACCTATTTAACATAGACCTATTGCAGAGAGAGTAGTTATGTCAGGTAAGTATCTTTTTTTAAAAAGTGTGTAACCTTTTTCTATGAATAGTAGTCAAATAAATATAAATAAATAAAATTTCACATAAAAACATATATGTGATATAGTTATAAAAATAAATAAAGGAGAAGAATGAGTAATTTATTAAAAAAGCCTATAGTCGTAGGTAAGTTACCAAAATCTACAGTTCAAAGAGGAGCTAAAAGTATCTACATTGATGGCGAAGCAATGCTACTTGCTTTAGGAAGTAAAAATGAATGGGTACATTGCTATTCTTTTGAAAGCGAAGATTCTAGACAAAGAAGAAATAAAGGCAGTGCTATGAGAATAGCAGGTAAAAGTTTCTGTAGTAGAAATAATGAAGGTTCTCAGTTTAATTACTGGCAATTTAAAGTGATTACTGTAGAAAACACAGTTAATCTTTACATTATTTGTGAAAATAGAGAAGGAACTGATTGGCAATGAGTGATTTAGAACACATTGGCGATGACCAAATGGACTTTAGAGAATTAGCACAACATCAACCAAAGCGTATTGATGAAAACACTCGTGGTTTTAAAGGTATGCAACAAGATGAATGGTATGAAATAGTACAATGGTTGCAGTTAAGAATGGATGACGCAGCGAATTGGTCAATGACAAAGATCGATGTTATGTATTCTGACCTTAAAAACTACACAAAAGGCGATGTTTTTTATGCGATTCAGAAATTATATGAAGAAGGAAGACATAAAGCACCTGATGGCGGTATGATTTTAGCTAAATTAAAAGCTTTAAGCATACCTAAGGTAAGATCTTCTGTTACAAATGTAGAAAATATAACAAATATAGATAGAAATAGTGGATTTTGTGATATCCCAGGGTATTCTTGTTCATTTTTTGATAGTGCTTGGTTTTCAGATGATTATGGCAACTGGCATTTTGAAGACCTGTGTACAGCTAATGGTCCAAAAGGTTTATGTGAAGCTAGAAAAAAAGCTGTTCCTAATGAACACCAGATTAGGACAAAGCCAAAAAAATCTACTAGAGCAGAAATGTATGCACAGCTTTGTAAAATGAAGACAATGAACGAAGTTATGAAGAAAAAAGTATGGAAAACTTACGATAAGTATGTTGATGGCGACTTAGAAGAAGTTATAAGTACTTATGGTAAAAAGGATTGGTACGATGGATAGCGAAAATTATGATATAGAAGAAGGACACGAGGAAATAGAAAACTTTCTAGGATCTGAATTAGTTCTTTATGGAGAAACATTTAATTATTATATAGAAAAAAGTTTTAACTCAACTTTTATGGCTAATCAATTTATTGATTCTGCAGCAGAAAAATTAAATATCAACACTCATTATGATATAGATCTGCCTACGACTGTTGTTTTAGGAAACTACGATAACAAAGATCAATTTATGGTGTTAACATTTTTTACTTATGACTATGAGTTAGATGAAGATGAAGATTTATCAATTACAGTCGAAAAGTTAAAAAAACATTTATATAGAACTAAAGGTATTACAAAAGATTTTGATTTTTGTATGATTTCTTATCCTATTTTAAAAGAAAGTAGTGATTTCACAGAAGATTGTGTTTACGAATATGCTTTAGAAAGTATTATTTTTAATACAACTGATTTTATTGGAGGAGCTGTTTCCAAAAGAGCAGTTGACCACAATTGTGAAGAGTGTGAAAAGTGTTACAATTTTCAAGTCCAGTACCTTTTAAACAGCAATGGTAATATGTCTCATAGGCAACTAAGAAAAATAGCGCATAAAAACTCTAGAGAAGAATCTTATGCTTTTTCTACTGTTGTAGAAAACTATTTTAAATTACCGAGCATTGCAAGTAAAGAATCTCTTTATGAATTTATAGAAGACATAAAAAAAGATAGATTAAAAGTAATAACAAGCAAAGAATCTATCTTAGATGAGCTTGTTAATGAAGTAGTTTCACTTCCTTTGGAAGGGTTTATACTATCAGACGAAGCGGGTAAATCAAGAGAAGAAATTATGGATACAATGAAAACTTTAATTGCTGCTACAGATTTTGATGGTGCAGAAGGTCAGTTTTTTATTGATTCATTAAATGACCTATTAGGAGAAGAAGAATGAGAGTACTAGATAAATATCCAGCAGTTAAACAACAATTAAAAGAAATTTATGAAAAAGAATTTTTTGACAACATTGTAGGTTTAACTGATGCTCAAGCAAATTATATACAAAGAGAAGAAGCAGAGATCTCTAGAACTGAAAGAGATTTTCTATTCTTAAAAGAAAATACAAGTCATTGGAAAAAAATGCTTTCTGATGATTGCGAAGATAAGCACAGTACAATATATAAAGCTTATGTGGACCTCTTTGGATTGCCTGAGGGATTAAACATAGATTAAAGATAGCTATCGTGGGTAGTCCACACGATAAAGTTGAAATCTGTCAACAAGGAAGTATAGACTTAAGTAGTCGGCTTCCTTGCTGACAAGCCCTCCCATCAACGCCTATCTCTTCGGAGATAGGTGTATATACTATTATTATGGAAGATCCTAAATTTCAAAAACTTCTTGAAGAGAAGAAGGCAAAAGACAAAAAAATAAAACTTCCTAAATTACACGAAAACCAAAAAATAGTTTCTGAGTCTGAAGCTCGTTGGAAAATACTTTGTGCAGGTAGAAGATTTGGAAAAACAAGATTAGGTGTCCAGTCTTGTTTAGAAGTTGCATTAGAAGGTAAAAGAGCTTGGTGGGTAGCACCAACATTCTCAATTGCAAGGGTTGGTTGGAGAGATATTATGTCAGCAGGATATGATCTTGGCTCTAAAGTAGGTGTTGATGTAAAAATGGGGGACATGACAGTTAATTTTGCCAATGGTGGTTTTATTGCTGTTAAATCTGCTGACAATCCACAAAGACTTCGTGGAGAAGGTTTGGATTTCCTGGTTATGGACGAGGCTGCTTTTATTAAAGAAGAAACTTGGACTGAGGTTCTTAGACCTACCTTAACTGAAAGAAAAGGTTCTGCTTTATTCATTAGTACACCTCGTGGTATGAACAATTGGTTCTATCGTTTATGGCAAGACGCAGATGATAGAGCGGATTGGGCTAAGTTTAAATTCTCTACAGTAGATAATCCAGCAATTGATCCTGAAGAATTAGAAATGGCAAAGCAGGAAATTGGTTCTCTGACATTTGCACAGGAGTATGAAGCAGAATTTGTAAATGAAGGAACTCAGCTTTTCAAATCAGATTGGTTTAAATACTATCAACCTGCTGTTCGTGGTGCCAAAATAGATGGTTTCTTGTATGAATTTGATAATATGCCTAAGTTTGCAACTGTTGACTTAGCAACTTCTACCAAACAAACTGCCGACTACACAGTATTTACAGCATTTGCACAAGATCCTGTAGAAGATAAATTGTTTGTCGTTGATATGTTAAGAAAAAGAATGGAAGCTCCAGACATAATTCCTGCAATGAAACAGTTCTATAAAAAAAATAATCTTGATTGGATAGGAATTGAAAGAGCAGGATTTCAGTTATCGATTATTCAGTTTGCCAGAAGAGAAGGAATCCAAGTCCGAGAGTTAAAAGCTGACAAAGACAAACGCAGTCGTGCCATACCTTTGTCTGCTAAAATGGAAGGTGGACAAGTATTCTTTCCTGATGACCCAATGGTTGATTGGGTACACGAAGCTGAAAGAGAATTATTGACTTTTCCCTTAGGAGCACATGACGATATTGTTGATACGCTAGCTTATGGTGTATTAAACTTAACTAAGAGAGTGAATTGGAAAGCGTACTAGATGGCAGAAAATAAAAGTTTTTACAGACGAGCAGTAGAATATCTTCAGGCTCCACCACAAAGAACACAACAAAAAAGTTTTTTAGGATCAACCTCTTCGGTTGATTCAAGTATCTATGGATACAATACACAATCAGGTTTTATGCCTGACAAACTCATTAAAGAGATTGGAGATGGAACAGGCAACTCTGCTGTAGTCGCTTGTTTGAATGTACTCTCTACTTCATTCGCTGAACCAAGACTAAAAGTTTATAGAGAGATAGGGGATTCAGATTATGAAATGGTTGATAGCCACCCTGTAACTACTTTAATTAACAGACCTAATCCTTACACTTCAGGTTCTTTATTAGCACACTACATTGTTACAGCACTAAATGCTGAAGGCGATGCTTATTTATTGAAGAACAAAAATAAAGCAGGCAGAGTTATTGAACTTGTTCCTCTTATGCCTCACTACATAAAACCAAGAGGTAACGAAAAACAATTAATTACTCACTACGAATATTATGTTAAAGACTCTAACTCACTCAACCAAAATGAATTTGTTGTAATCCCTGCAAATGACATTGTTCATATTCGACAAGGTGTTGATCCTAATAATCACAGAAAAGGATTTGCACCACTTAAAGCTGTATTAAGAGAAATTTTAGGAGACGAGGCTGCAGGTCAGTACGCAGCTGCTTTGTTACACAACATGGCAGTACCTGGTGTTATTCTTTCTCCTAAAGATGACGCAATGGGTGGACCTAGCCAAGATGAGGCTGAAGCGATTGCTCAAATATACAAACAAAAATTTGGTGGTTCTAATAGAGGAGCACCAATGATACTTACAGGTGCAATGGATGTAAAAGTAGTATCTTGGTCTCCAGAACAATTAAACCTTAACCAACTAAGGAGATTGCCTGAGGAAAGAGTTTCTGCAGTTTTAGGTGTCCCAGCAATTCTCGCTGGACTCGGAGCTGGACTGGAATCGGCGACATACAACAATACGAGAGAATTGAGAGAGTTCTTTACTGAACAAAAACTTATTCCTCTATGGCAAACAGTAGCTAATGAAATTACTCATCAGTTATTGCAATCAGACTTTACTGCAGATCCAAAAATATTATGTAAGTATGACCTTAATGAAGTTAGAGCTTTGGATGTAGATAAAGGCGAAATATTTAAAAGAATGCAAACAGGTGTTACAGGTGGTTGGATAACAGTAGCTGAGGCTAGAAAAGCTGTTGGTCTTGAATTTGGAGATGAACATGATGTGTTTTTACGACCACTCAACCTCGAACCTACATTACCTGAAAATTATAACAAGCCATTAGTAATGGAAGAACCTAAAGATGAGCCTGAAGATGAAATGGGCGAAGAACCAAATCCTAGAGAGGAAGAAAATGAACTGCTCATGGCTGATGGATATGACGAAGCCATCACAATTAAAGCTGTATTAGATACAACGAGTACAGAAGCTGAAGTTACAAGAGAAGGCAACATTGTTATGACACCAACTTATCTTGATAATGAAAAAGCACCTGCAATATCAGAAAAAGTCAAAAAAACTTTAAAAGACAAAGTAGCAAAACACAATGCTTCTAATCCTAAATACAGAGCTACTTATGGAATGTTAGCTGCAGTATTTAGAAGAGGTGTCGGTGCTTATCGTACTAACCCTGCCTCAGTGAGAGGTAATGTTACAAGTGCAACCCAGTGGGGAATAGCTAGAGTGAACGCTTTTATAAAAGGACTTAAAGGTTCTTTCCCAAGAAAACCATTTGACCAAGACTTACTACCTGCAGGACATCCAAAAAGTTCTAAAGGTATTGAACTTATTGACGAATTAAAAGTATCTTACGAAGAAGCTGAAACATTATTTGAACAGGCTTTTGAAATAGAACCTGAGAATATAAAAGCAGAATCAGTAAAAGTAGGACAAGCTGTTAGTTGGTCAATAAATAAAGATCCTGATCCTCCCTCAACAGTCCATGGAATTGTAGTTTCTGTTTCTAAAGAAAATGCAACAATGAATGTTTGGGCAATCATGGAAGATGGTTCTCACAAGAAAACAGATAGAAATGTTACTATGCCAATTTCTAAACTTACTGTTATAAAAGATTTCAGAAAAGGAGATAAAGCTCCTAATGATGTTACAAATTTTCCAGGCAGTGGCGATAATCAAAAGATAAGTATGTCGAACTCTAAGTTCAGACAGTTCCCTGATTACGCTTATGTTAAAAATCTAAAAGAAAATTATCCTGAGATATGGAGAAGAGCAGGTACAGGTGGAAACCCTCCTACTTCTTTTACAGGAAATGATGCTTTTAGAAATTGGACTAAATACAAAGCAGGAGACCGAAGTGCCTCAGTACTTTCGTGGGTAAAAAGAAGAGAACGATTTATGAATCGACACCAAGGTAACAACCGACTCAATGGAACTATTGCAGTTATGAAGTGGGGTGGTGTTACTAAGTCTGGTGTATCTGCTATGAAAAAAATTGTCAATGAACAAAAGAAGAAAATTGACGAGCGTAAAAAAAAGGCAGAACAACTCGTAGATCAGTCTGTTAAAATAAATAGTACAGAAAGTTAAATTTGATACTGTAGTATCTACAGTATTAATATAGATTAAGAGGTATAGGTTAATGGATAAAGAAATTAAAAGTTTCGACCTCTCCATCAAAGAAGATGGAGAAGAGAAAGGTAGTGTTGAAGCTGTCTTCTCAGTATATAATAATCTCGACAGCGATGGCGATGTTGTAGTTCCTGGTGCTGTCAAATCAGGTTTCAAAGATAATCAAGTTCCAATGGTATTCGCACATAAGTGGGATCAACCAATTGGTAAAGGTGTTATCGTAGAAGGCGAAGATTCTGCTGTGTTTAAAGGTTCATTTTTTATGGACACAGAAGCAGGAAAAGAAGCATATAACTTAGTTAAATCAATGGGCGATCTTCAACAATGGTCTTTTGGTTTTAGAGTCAATGATTCAGAAGTTGGTAAATTTCAAAAAGACGATTCTGAATCTGATGTTCGCTTTCTTAAAGATTTAACTGTTTACGAAGTATCTCCTGTCCTTGTTGGTGCAAATCAAGAAACCTATACCCTTGCAATCAAATCAGGCGAAGATACAGTTTACGAGAAAAAAGAAGAAAAAGAACCTGTTGCTTTTATGGACGACCACTTCACAACAGAAGATGAAGCTATGGCTCGTGCAAAAGAACTAGGTTGTGATGGTATTCACTCTGTCGATAGAAATGGCACTACTTACTATATGCCATGTAAAACTCACGAAGATTATGAAAAAATGTCAGCAGGTAAAGAAGCTGATGTTGAAGTAGAGAATACTGAAGAATCATCTTGCAACTGCGGTTGCAAAAAAGACGCAAAAGAAATGCACTGCTCTTATGGAGATGGTGGCAAATGTGCAAAAGAGATGGAAGATGATAAAAAAGATTTAGAAGTTTCAGAAGACGATTCCAGCGTGTCAGGAAAGCGTTTCTCTGATGAAGTCAAAGATGTGCTTGCTGCATTAGAAGACTTAATCGTTAGGTCCAAAGCTATTGGATTGTTACGAGAGAAAGATGGTAGGAAATTGTCAGAAAAGGCTACACAGGCTTTAAGGGCGATTCAAGAAGACCTTAATGATGCTTGGGAAGAGATTGATGAAGTCATTTCTCAAGTTGGTACTGTCCCAGAAGTAGAAGAAGAAGTTGAAGCTATTGCTGAAGCTGAGGCTACAGAAGTTGAAGCACCTGAAGAAATATCTGAAGATGTTGAAATTGAAGAAGCAGAAGCAGAAGTTGTAGAAGAAGCTACTGAAGAAGTTTCTGAGGAAGAAGTAACTGAGGAAGAAGTTGATGAAGGTATAGACGAAGTAATTCTCGAAGCCCAAGTTAACATTACAGAATCGTTAATAGCCGAACAAGAACTAGAAGAAGAAATTTAAGCTATATAGGAGATTATCGTGTCAGATATAAAAGACCTCCGAGAAAAGCTTGCTGCTAAAAGAGTTGAATTAAAAGAACTTTTTGAATCTGCAGAAGATGGCAAGTACACCTCTGAACAAAAAGAGGAAATTTCCAAAAGAAATGAAGAACTTGCTGGACTTGTAGAACAAGTAAATCTTAAATCAGCTCAAACAAAAAATGAGAAAGCTATGGAAGTAGATTCTCAACCACAAGAGCAAGCTTATCCATCGGAAAAAGCTGCACCTAAAACTCTTGGAGAGCAATTTGTTAATTCAGATGCTTACAATAATTACAAGAGCAATGGTGTAAAAGGCATTGATTCCAAAGCTAACTTTAGCCCAATGGAATACAAAGCATCTCTTACAACCACAGGTTATCCACCAGAGGTTTTAAGAGAACCAGGCATACTTGAAACTGCCTTAAGAGATCCTAATGCTGTTATTAGTTTATTCGATCAAATCGAATCTACTCAAAACGCATTTTCATATCTCGAAGAGACAACATTCTCAGACAGCGTAGCTGTTGAAAAAGCTGAGGGTGCTGCTGTTGCTGAAGGCGAACTTGCTTTCACAGAGCAAACCGAAGCTATCAGAAAAATTGGTGTTTATTTACCAGTTACTGATGAATTGTTGTCCGATGTTGCAGGTATCCAAGGATATGTCAACTCAAGATTACAAACAATGATCCGACTTCGTTTGGACAGCCAACTCCTCGTTGGAGATGGTACTGCTCCTAACTTAGAAGGTATCTTAGATGCAGGTAAAAGTTCTGTAGGTTCCACAGACTTCTCAGCTTACGCAGGTAACTTAGGAAGACTTGGAGCTCTATATGGAGCAATTACCAACATTCGTGTTAACGCTTTCACAGAGCCTGACGCAATTGTCATGCACCCAAATAACTGGAATCAAGTTGTAACAGACTTAACAGGATTCGCAGGTACAGACTCTGCAGGATATGCAGCTAATGTTCCTCTATTCATAGCATCTGGTGCTATGGGTAACGCACCTGTTGCTTCCATTTGGGGATTAAAAGTAGTTCCTACTACTGCTATCACTGAGAACACAGTTCTCGTTGGTAAATTCGGTGGTGGAGAAGCTGCTCATGTTGTTATGAGACAAGGTATTGATTTAGCTGTCTCAGATAGCCACTCAGATTACTTTATTAAGAATCAATTAGCTATCAGAGCAACTATGAGAGTCGGTTTCCCTGTTTACAGGCAAGCTGCTTTCCATAAGATTACAGCTTTCAATAGCTAATAATCAATCGTTCGATAAGGGGTGGTAACACCCCTTATCAAACTTAACAAATTTTTAAGAAGGAAAATAATGTCAGAATTTACAAAAGTTGAAAAGAATGTCTACAAGATGAAAGATGGTTCTATTTGGGAAGGTGTCCCTGCTGATTTACCAAGATCAGGTGCTTCTTTAATTGCTAAAGCAGGAAAAGAATATCCTACAGAATGGTTAAAAGAACAAGGTTGGGGTAAAAAAGCTCCTGCTAAGAAAAAAGCAGAACCTAAAAAATCATCAAAGAAAAAAGTAGAAACTAAAGCTGTAAAACCATCAGAAGATAAGTAGGTCCTAAATGGCACTTTGTACTGTTTCTGATGTAGAGAAAGTGCTAGGTATTGACTTAGGATCAACAGACGAATCTGCAGTTACTAACCTATTCATTCCTACTGTAGAAGATTCTATCGCTAATTACATTGGGTATAACCCAAAATACTCTGCTTCAATTACTGAAATATTTGATGGAGACAAAACAGAAGATTTATTTTTAAGTCGTTCTCCTGTTATCTCTGTATCTTCAGTTACTGAAGATGGCAATGCACTCGTATCAGGTAATGATAATGATTATGTTGTCTATGCTTCATTAGGAAGACTTCGTAAAGTAGGTAGAGAAAAATGGTCTTCTGCTAAATTACAAAACATTACAGTTGTTTATTCTGCAGGTTATTCTGATGACGAAGCATCAGCAGAGGATATTCCAAAAGATATGAAGTTTATCTGTGCAAGGGCTGCAGGAAGACTAATTGTTTCTGCATTATCACTATCTTCACAACAAAGCACAGGAGAAGTAAATACAAACATTGCAGACAATACAACAGATTCAAAATTCCAAATGGTAAGAAATGAAGGAATTGGAGATTACCAGGTTACTTATGAATCTGTATTAGATCAACTTAACGCTGAAGTATTAAATCAAAATGACAAAATGATACTTAACAAGTATAAGAGACAATATTTCACTTCAGCAGGTATACTAGACTAATGAGTGAAATTAATTTTCCAGAGGGTACTAAGCGAGAAGACGCTGTTAATGAACTTATTGATGACGAACAGTTCAAAGAAATGGTGTTAAAGCAATTCAATTATATGCGTATCAAAGGAATTAATCTTGTAGAAGATGCAGATGATATGGTAAATCTTTATCTTAAAATCTGTAAAGCTCTTGATGAATAATGGCTAGATACGACTACAAGTGTTCTAAATGTGAACACATCTTTGAAGTTACCCATTCAATACACGAAGAACCAAAGGTAAAATGTGAAAAATGTAAAGCACTATCTAATAGACAAATTAGCAGTAGGGTTAATCTCTATGGAACTGTTGGCATTGATTGGAATACTGATCCTAGTAAAGTTTCTCAATCTATGAGAGATAAGGCTAAAAAAGCCTCTAAAAGAAAAGTTAAGTTTTAACTTTGTACATTTTGTACTTTAAAGTTATTTCCTCTAATGGTTCTATGTCTCTGTTAGCAATTAAGTAATTTATATTATCTATTTCTAACAAACGACAGTTAGGTGTATCACTATGATTTATAAATCCACCCAATGGCGTTCTAATAGGTTCATTTTCTCTTCCTTTGTTAAAAATATGTGTTTTTCCTAATGAAATATCTTTATGTATTTTTTTAAGTGCAAACAAACCTAGACCTTCTATTTTGCTAGGCATAATAGTTAAACTATCTGGTAAAGGTCTGTAGGTCTTAGACTCCACAATAACCCTCACATTCATCATCGAATAAACTACCTTGAAACTCCTCAGATGATACTTCATCAAAGCTAGCATCTTTCAATGGTATTCTTTCTTTATATAAAAACAATTCACTATCTAATTTATTAACAAATTGGCTTCGTGATCCACTCTCTCTTAATTTTTTATCAAAATTTACTGCGTATTCAAACTCATTTGGGCTTTCATTTTTTAACTTCCTCCACTCTTGTTGGTTGTGATAAGGACATATTATACAAGCTGATCTTGGTGGTTGTGGCATACCTAACTTACCAAAGTATTCCAGGCATTGATGTCTTGATATGTTATTTTCTACTAATGGATAACAGTTTACTTGCCATTTATTAGGTGGGTACTTTGCTCTTTGGATCTCATCAGAAGATATACCCATTACAATTTCAACTACTTTTCCCCTAAGGCTTCCTACTTCTAATATTTCTCTAACTTTTTCTTGTATTGGTCTAATTTTATATCTATCAGTACAGGTTCTTAAAGTAATACCTTTTTTTTCTGTTTCTTTATTTTTTGTGTAAACAGGAATGCTTGCAAAAAACCCAACTTCAGTTAAAAGATCTTCAGCTATATTACCTGTGTTTCTTTCGTTCTTAACAATAATTATTTTAATTTTGTCTTTAACTTTTTCTTTTAAAAATTCAAACCAATCATAAACTTCTTGAGGTTCGTTACCAGTATCAGCAAATATTGCATAGTCAACAGGAGCGATTTCTCCATTGTATATTTTCATTAACAAAGTAGAACTTTGCACTCCAGCACCTAATGAAAGTATTCTTAAATCTGGCTTTTTTTCAGAAATGCTTTCATCTGAAAGTCTCATTTCTGCAAGATAATTCATAACTTATCTCCATAAACACATTTATCACAAATTATGAGAACATCTGATACTTTGAGTTCTTGTTTACATAACCTGCAAAAATATTTTTCTATCATTCTTCAAACCATTCTTCAGGAAAAGATTTATTTCTTTTTTCCACTTCCCACTCTTTAGCTTCCACATAGTAATCCAAGCGAACAATAAACCAACTAGATATTTTATCTATGATTTTACTTGTAGACCTAGCTAATTCCATAATCTTAACTTCTAAGGTTGCTGTAATCCAAAACCACATGATCCATCTTCCTCACTTTCTGTTGTACAATCTTCAGGTATTCCTGTAAATCCACCATGACCTTCTTCATCACACCTTACACCTGCACACCAAAAATTATAATGTTCTTGATATCCCATATTATGAACTAAGTCTGCAAATAAGTGATCTGGCATAGAAGGTTGTGGGATTGCAGTTCCACCCATCAATATAACAATTATAAATCCAATCATTCTTCCTCTCCCTTAACACCACTAACTTCTAAATTGAATTTAGGGTGCATATATTTAATGTCTTCTTCTGCAAGAGCTATTGCTCTTTCTTCTGTATCTACTAGGTAAGTAAGCTTACCTAATAAATATACTGTATGTTTTTTCATTCTTCTTCCTCCACTACTTCAACTTCAAGTTCTAAATCTAAAGGAGCATTTTCAAACTTTATGTCTTGAAATTCTCCATATCTTGTTATTATTTTAATTTTCATTTTTCCACTTTCTTTCCCATTTTTTTTCATTACTCCAGCACCATTTGCTAGAACTCCAATCATCCCATTGTACTCTTTTATATATATCTTGTGATAACAGTGATGCAAATAAAATATTGTAATATGGAGTTAATTGAGCTTTTTTAAATTCAAAACCTAGATCTGTTTTAGATGTAGGTCCTGTGTAAGGTCTACCATAACGCATCACTATCCATTCATCCCACATTGGCAAATCGTATTCTTCAGCAATCCAATTCCATGTCCAAGGCACAAACTGAAATACCCCAGAGTCATTATTGCCTTCAGCAGTTCTAACTGCGTCAGCTTTTCCTCTTGATTCACACCAACTAATACGAACAGCAGTATCAATATTTTCAAAATTAAAATGCTCTAAGAACAAATCTGAGTGATCACGCATTGATTGAGGTACTTCTCTCCTACATTCAATAGCAGTGTTAATAAATTGAGTTTCATTACCTATCAGGGGTGTAGAAAAACTTGCTAAGAATAGCATACATTCAGCTATCACATCTCTCCTTTGTTTGTTTAGCTTATATTAATTTTTTAGCGTCATCTACAGCTAAGTTTTTAGACTTACCTGCTCCTGTACCAATCAAAACATAGCTTTGCTTAGTACCAACTGATTTAACTTTAAATAAATCAGCTTCATGACTGCTCATATATGGATTCCACCTAACATGGATCATATAATCTCCAAAATGAATTTCTTCGTCTTGAAGTGCTTTTGCAGTATCGACATAAGGTACATTTACCAATATATCTCCTCTTCTATCTGATACTTAATTATAAACATAAAATTTGCAATTGTGCAATCTTATGTTACAATTTTATTATTGTAACAAACAAAAGGACATTATGAAAGTAATAAAGTATACACCGAAAAAATTAACTAAAGATCAATTAGTTGAATTATTTAATCAAACGCCATCTAAGACCAATATGGATTTAGGTAAAGAACTAGGGATTTCACGAGAAAGGGTTAGACAGCTTAGAAATCAATTTGGATTACCTAGCGTTAAGGAATTTAATCAAGATACATTTAGAAGAGCATTAGTAGCTATTGAAAATGGTTATGGAACATTAAATAGTAATTTATTTAAAGATATTCCTAATTTTTCAATTAAAAAACTAAGAAGCTGGATGGAAGCTGATCCTGAAGTAAAAAGGCAAGTAAGAATTGCGAATACTAAAGCGTATCAAAAAAGTTATCAACCTGATTATAAAGTATGTAAAGTTTGCAATGTAAATAAACCTATTGACGAATTTTATGTTTCAAAAATAGGAAGAGATAAAAGAAATAGAAAATGTAATCCTTGTAATATAAAGACTGTTCATAGTTACTATGAGAAAAGATACACACCTGAACCAATTGTTACAGAAAAAACTTGCAGTATGTTGAAAGAGTTTGGACCTTTGCCTGCAAGTTTCTTTTACAAATCTAGAAAGACAAGTACAGGATTGCAATATTCTTGTAAACAATATCAATATGCTTATGACAAATATAGGAATATGTATAAAAAAATTATGAATAATCCAAACGAAACAGAAAGAAATTTACAGCTTTCACAACTTGGTAATTGGAAAGCAAAAGCATTAGTAGAAGCACGAGTGGCTGTAAAAACAGATCTAGCAAAGCTGGAATCTTAATAAATATTCGGCTAGTATTATATATACTATCTGATTTGAAAATAGTCGGTGGGTTATTTAGTTAGACCAATCTAATTCCCCCCTGCCGACTGTTTTCTTTTATCCCACAATTCTCAATGTTATAATTGAGGTATGCCTAAATTAACCACTGCTCTTTTAAATGATTCTATAGATATTGAAAGATATTCAAGTACCGATACATTAGACGATAGAGGTAATATTTCTCAAGACTTTTCCTCTAGTTCAACAAGTGTCCAAGCAAGAATAGTATCTGCAAAAGATAGGACAGAAAGAGAAGATGATTTTTTATCTTCTGATCAGAAAAGATTGAGAATAACAATACCTTCAGATACAGATGTAACTGTAAGAGATCGGGTTGTTTATGATTCTATAACTTGGAACATAAGAGGAGTAGAACAGGTTAAAGATAGATTTGGAAATATATTTTATAAACAATTAATTGTTGAAAGTGGATATTAATGGCTTCTAAAAAAATTTACAAAAACGAGGTACAACAATCTTTAAAAGGAGCTTCTTTAAGAAGTTTTAGAATTACTGATACTTTGCGTAGAGCTAATAGGTATGCAGTGTATTCAGATCGTAAAATTAACGAAGTGGGATTACCTGGAGATGTAAATGAATTAAGAAGTTTTCTTTATACATTTTCTATCATTAGCAACGATACAAGAGCTTTGTTGCCTAATAATTTTTTAGATTCTTTAAATAGAACAAATTTAAGATTAGGTAAAGCAGTTGGAGACTTTAACGCTATTAGAAATACTTTGACAGGAAAATCTAGAGATTTTGATGTTGCAGGTATAGGGGAAAGAGCTGTGCGAAGAGTTGGAGGAAGAATTTCAGGAAGGCTAATGAATACTATTATTCCTAGTGGTAACGATGTTTTTAGTAGATCAGTATTTAGATCTATAAGGTCTGTTGCGGGTGCAAACTTAACAATAGAAATGGATAGATTTATTAAAGGTCAAAATGGTAGAGAAACTGCTTCTTCAAAATTAGCTGCCGATTTTTCTGGCTTAGTAGAAATGGGAGAGAATGCTTCATTGCAAGTTGCAGAATACATAAGACTAAAAGTTCAAGAAAACACCCCTATAGATACAGGTGCTCTTTTAAAATCACTTAAATTAAGAAAAGGTAGAAAAGGTGGGAATACAAAAAGACATACACCAGACTATACAGTTTCTATAGGAAATGTAAAACCAATGCCAGATCCTAAAGTACCTTATCCATGGATAGTTGAATTTGGTATTAACGAAGGTTATGGAAAAACTAAAATACCTTTTGAAAGCGTTTTCCCAACACCACTAAAATTCAGATTTTTATCAAGTGTTTCTGGACCAACACCAGAAGATAATACTTATTATGATGATTATAGCGAAGATAATAGAAGTCCTTATGATCGTGGACCTGGAAACTGGGGTAAAGGCGCAATGGTTAGAACTGCTCTTTGGAAGATTGTAAAAGATGCTAACAAGTATAAAACATTCTCAGTTGGTATACCTAAATATAAAACTAATCCAATGAAGGAAATTGTTTGGGATGTTGCGCAAAAGAAAGTAGATGAATATGAAAGATCAAAATCTATGAGAAACTGGGGAGTACCTTTCTAATGGCAATTGTTTTACCTGATTCGGAAATATTATTTAGAACTTGGGCTTTAGAACAATCTATAATCACTGATCAAGTTAGCACAAGAATAGCTACTAGATTGCCTTCTAATGCAACTCTACCTTTTGCGGTTATTAATTTAATGAGTTCTTCTGCAGAAAATATAGATAGCGCTCCTTTATGGATTTCAATGATAGAAGTTAGTTGTTATGGAGGTAAATATGGATCTAACAATAATAAGCCGAATCCTGATTTTGCTTCTGCTTTTAATTTAGCAAATGCTTTTGTAAGAAGTGCTTTTGATTTTGCTGGAAAAAAATACACTATCAATGGCGTAGAATCAAGACTGGTTGGATTCAACCCAATAGAAGGTCCATACAGAATAGAAGATACAGACACAGAATTAGCACGCTATAATGTAAGTATTGGAATGTATTATGGAGAAGCATAATGAAAAAAATTAAATTAAATCCATTAATAAGAGTTTTCGATGCTATAAGAGATGAAAAACTTGATCTTATCATAGGAAAAGATTGGGTAGAAGTAACTGAATCTGATTGGAAGAGAATGAAAGAAGCTCAGACCAAACAGGGAGATATTTTACTTCCTACTTTTACAGCAGAAAATGATGGTATGGGCGAAATTAAATCACTTGTTAGTGAGAAAATTGCTGTGAGTGATGAGATGGAAGAGCTAGAAGAGGAAGCCTACGAAGTAGTAAAAGAAGAGGAATGACAAGTTCCTCATAAGTTATAGGTAGGTATAAGTAATGGCACAAAGTATTACAGAAGTTCTTTTGGGAACAGGTACGCTATACACTGTGTTGGAATCAGATTTAAATGGAGGTAGCCCAACTGCTAGCTTCCCTGCAGATCCTGATGAAACACCAAATAGCTCATATTTCACTGATATCGGATATTCCGAAGGTGGATTCTCATTAGAATATGACAAGACATTTGAAGATGTCATGGTTGCAGAAGAGATTGATCCAATTAAGACAATCAAAACTGCACAAGAAGTAAGAATCACAGGAGAATTAGCTCAAGCTTCTCTTGCTAACTTGAAGTTAGCAATGGCTGGTGGAACAATCACACCATCAAGTCCAGAAGCTGGTTATTCAACAATGGTTCCTCCAACAACAGACTCATTCTTAGAGTATGGTCTTTTGTTAAGAGTTAACGCACCAGGTACAGATGAAGCTGGAACTGCTAAAGCTAGAGACATTCAAGTCCCTAGAGCAGTTAACATTGGAGCTTTCTCTATGGTTCATGCTAAAGCACCTCAGAAGGTAACAATCACTATTGAATATAAAGTGTTGAAGCCAAACTCTGATGCACCATTTAGCAATATATTTAAAGTAATTGATGCTGTCTAACAGCATTTAAGATAGGAGAGTTATGTCAGAATTTAAGGATTTCGATAAAGCTTACGAAGAGCTTACAGAAAAAACGCTAGACTTTAAGGTAGCTGGAAAGAAATATAGTATTCCTGGACAGCTACCAGCTAGTGTCGTTTTAGGACAATTGTCAATTTTGAATGATCAAGGTTTAGTTGATCCTAAGATGATAGGTAAATTCTTGGAGCAATTGTTAGGAGAAGAAGTTCTCAAGGATATGATGGATAATAAAGTATCTTGGAAACAATTGGAAGAATTATTAAATTGGCTTTTGATTCAGTATCAAGTTATTGCTGATCCAAATGCTCCTGCTGAAGAAGCAGTTGAGGGAGACGAAGACTCCCCAAAATAAGTATCTCTATTGATGATGTCTTAAATAGATTTTCAGCAGTAGAGGCAGATTTCCATCGTTTCTATAAACTTGATCCGATGATTATCTCTTGGCGAAAGTTTAAAGTGCTTTTGTTCTCATTAGTGTCTCAAGAATCATCCTTTTATGCTCCATATCACGCAGAAATGTATGAGGAAATGAAAGAAAAAAGTAGCAAAGAATCTGATTTCACAAAAAATAAACAAAAGACAAAAGTTTCTTTAGATGTTGCTATGGGCGAACTTGGATTAGAGAAAGAGTAAAATATGGCTAGATTTGATATTGTAGTTGGCGTAACTACAATGCTTAAAAAAGCGGCAGGAGAAGTTTCTGCTTTTGCTGGTAAAGCTTCACAAGATATAGCCAAAATAGGAAAATCAATGTCTAGTGCTGCAGGCACAGCAGCTTTGGCTTCTTTTGCTGGTTTATCATTAGCATTAGCAGGTTCTGCTGTTGCAGCAGTTAGATTTGAAAATGAATTTGCAAATGTTAAAAAAACAATGTCTGATGTTCAAGATCCAGTTGTTTTTAAATCAATTCAAGATGACTTAGTTAAACTATCAACACAGATTCCGATCTTTGCAGGAGAGTTAGCACAAATAGCAACTGTTGGTGGACAGCTTGGAATTGGCGCTGATGACATTACTCAATTTACTGAAGTAGTAGCTAAATTAGGTGGTGCTACAAATATGAGTTCCGAACAAGCTGCTACAGGTATGGCTAGGTTCTTAAATGTAACCAATGAACAAATGGATACAATTGGTAAATATGCCTCTGTTCTTGTTGAGCTTGGAAACAATACTGCTGCTACTGAAGGAGAAATATTACTTCTTGCACAAAACTTTGGTGCTACAGGCGAAATTACAGGATTAGCAACAGAAGAAATACTTGCATTCTCAGCAGCTATGAGAGAAACAGGTCAGCAATCCCAGGCAGGTGCTACTGCTTTAGGTAAATTATTTTTAAACTTGTCTGACGCTGCCAAAATTGGTGGTAAAGAAATGGCAGTATTTGCTCAAGTTGCAGGACAAGATGTTCATCAATTTAGAAGGTTAATAGAAACAGATATAGGATCTGCTGCACAAATATTCTTAGGTGGATTAAATAGAATGACTGCAGATGGTAGATCTACTACTGCTACCTTAGAAGAGTTAGGTTTAGGTACTATTCGTGTTCAAAGAGCTTTGCTCTCACTAGCTAACAACGAAGAAGGATTAGCAGAAGCTAGACAAAGAGCCAATAAAGAAGCCATTACACAAAATGCTTTGAACGAAGAAGCTGCACAAAAATTTGATACTGTAGCTATGCAAATGCAACAGTTTAAATCAACTATGGGTGCTGCTGCTATAACTTTGGGGCAAACACTTATGCCTTTACTTCATGCTTTAGTCAAAATTTTAGTTGTAGTAGCTGATGTTCTATTTGGTTTAGCACAATTTTTTGAAGATTTTCCTATAGTTCTTTATGCAACAATGGCTGCGTTAGGTATTCTTTCAACAGTACATTTACGAAATGTTGCAAAAGAAACCTCTATGTTATTGAAGCTTGGTGGAAAATTAAAAAATCTATTTTTAGGTATTGCCAGTATAGGCGGAATAGTAACAGTAGCTGTAGGTGCTATGGCTTTAGCGTATAAAAAATATAGAGATGATGTAAAGCATGCAAATGAAGTAACAGCAGAAGCAGGCAATATCATGTCAGAATTAAAAGTTAATTTAGAAAAAGGTTTCCAAGCAGAACCTATAACAGAAAATCAATGGGAATCTTTTTTAATGAATTTACCAGATGCAACAAGAAAAGCTCTTTTAAAAGGTGTAGAAGAGGGGTTAATGGGAAGAGAAACTTTTGATGCTATAACAAAAGCTGCGCCAATGATGTCTGAACAATTTAGTAAAGAATTTGAAAATCTTTTAGATATTGATGAAGGGTTCTTTACTGGAGAGAGATCAGCAGTGGGTAAAAGAATCCAAATAGATAATATTATTAAAGAAATTGAAGGTGCTGGTTTAGGTGGGGATAACGAATTAGGACCATTGGTAGATACTTTAACACAATATAGATCAGTAGTGGGTGCAGTAGTTGGAGAACAAAAAGAATTAAAAGAAGAATTAGAAGAAATTTTAAGAGTACAATTTGGAATCTTTCAATCAGTTGAAGCAGAATACACCTTAAGAGATAAAGATATCTCAAAAGCTTTAAATAAACATTTTGAAGGTGTCGCAAAAATAGATCGTAGATCTGCAAGCCTTATGAGAACAGAAGCAGGTAGATTAAAACTTGCAAGAGAACTAGCTAGTGGACCTAATGGTATACAAAAATTTAAAGATATTCTTGGAGATGTAGTAGACGATGCAGAAGACCTAGGAGAAGAATTTGAAGCTGTTGAAACTAACCTAGATTCTCTTCTTAGAATAGTTAATGATTTCAGAACTCAAATAGATAATTTATTTGCTCCTACTGAAGCACAATTTAAAGCAGGTATGAATGAGCGTGAATTGATGAAAGCTCATAAAGAACACGCAGATTTACACAAAGAACAATCAGATTTAACTCAGGAAGAATTAGATTTAGCTCAGGAAAAAATAGATTTAGCTAATAAAGAACTTGCTACTGCTGAAGAAAAACTTGAAATACAAGAATTAGAAAACGAAGCTCTTGAAATAGAGAAAAAAATTAGAGAAGGCAATGCTATAAGTGCTGATGACTTTTTAAAGAAAGAAAAACTTAAAAAAGAACTTGCTAGAGTTAATGCAGCTATTGCTCAAGGTTCCTTGGAGTTCCCTGAAAAAGAACGACAATATATACAAGATCAGATTGATGCTATTGATGAAAAAGCACTTACACAAAAAGATGCTGATGATAAAAGAAAGAAAGCACAAGAAATTATTGCTACTGTAGAAGAGCGTAGACAGGAACGACTTGCTGCAATAGATACTAGAAGATTAGAAATCCAAGAAAGACTTGCTGAAATTCCTGATGAAATTTACGCAAAACACTATGACATACACAAACTACAAAGAGATGGTGTCAATGCACAGTTAGATATGATACAAGCACAAGCAGATTTTAATACTCTTAAAGAAACTGAGTTAAGAATGACTGCTGAATTGCTTGGTCTTAATATGGCTCAAATTGATGGAATGATGACACTAATGAACCATGCAAGGGTTGAATCAGGACCTATGGGACAAAGTTATCTTTCTAAGTTATTACAAAACTTACCGATTTTACAAATGTTGCTTGGATATACCCAAACAAACTCTGCTACAGGTCCCCAAATGGAAGAATTGTATGATGCTTTCAAATCTAGTGGATCAAGTTTTGGAAATATGAAACCTGTATATAGGCACATGGGAGGTAACTTTAAGCCTGGACAAAATTATGTTGTTGGAGAATATGGACCTGAAATGATGAAAGCATTTCCTGGTGGTGGTGGAATGATTACACCTATGGGAAATAGAGGAGGAGGCGACACTATAAATCATGTTACACTTAATGTAACAGGGCTTCCTTCTGATCCAATTGCTGCAAGAAGAACTGCTCAGTTAATTCAAAAAGAACTTAACAAGCTTAAGTCTGATGGTAGGAGTGGAATTGTTAGATAATAAATCAGGAAAAGATTTAGAACCTTGTGATGGATGTGGCGATTATTATTATAAAATGCCAAGTAATGAAATATGTGTAAAGTGCAGGTTAAGAAGTGGCTAATACAATAACAATAGGAAGAATAACATTTACCTCTCCAAATTCTATTTCTGAAAGTTCTATTCAAACAGGACAAAGAAACTCTTTGGATAGAAGTTTTAGTTTTGATGGAATATTATGTGGAACAGGCACAGGTCAAGACTACATAGATAGTTCTAAAAAATTAAGAGACGAGTTGATTTCTATGGGCAACTCAGACTTATTGTTACCTATTACTTACGAAGGAGACACAACCATGGCAGGATTTGGAAAGATTACTTCCATGGATGTGTCCCCAGTAAAATTAGCAACAGGTTATTTTTCTTATTCAATAGGTTTTGAAATGAAGGGTAGACCTTCTGAAATGATGTTTGAAAGTAATATGTCAGGAGCTTTGCTAACTAACTCGCACAGTTTAACAACAAGCGATACTACTTATGGACCTTTTCACGCAGTTCCTGTTAATACTTATAACTACAAACACGATTCAAGACCTGCAAGAGGTTTAAGAAATACTGAGAATGGAAATGTTTCTGTATTTTATGCTTCTGATCTTAGAGATAATGCTGCTAATTGGATTTGTGAACCTGCAGATTTTTACAAAGGTGCAGTACAGATAACAATAGATAGCACAGTTAAAACAGGTTACTTAACTAGAAATCTACCTACAGGGGTAGAAATATCTAATGGATTAATAAAGATTACTTCAGGTAGCACTGCTTCTGAAAGTAGATTTGATTTACAGTTTTATGACAATGGTACTTGGTCAAGTGCAAGAGAGATTGCAGTATCGTTAGGATCAGCCGAAACAGAATGGAATGTTTGGAAAACAGTTCAAATACTTAGAAATGAACCACAAGAATGTGTAGTAAGATTTACCACATATTCAGAAGATAGTTTTGGAGATGGGACATTAACAGTTGATGTTTCTGTTAAAAGAGGAGCACACCACGCAACATTAATTATTAGTGATGAAGGAACTCCAGATAGAGCTCCTACTTCAAGAAAGAATTTAAAAGTTATTGACTTTAATGATATGACTGACGACACAGGGTATATGATTGAAGATACTGCTGATAGTGATGGACAAAAGTTCCTTATTGGCAGTCCTCAAGGTTACACAGCAGATGCTACAAATGGATTAATATATCTTGGAACTGAGCAGTTTAAGACTTTCGTTGGTTATGTTTATAACTCAGCAGATCCAGAACTTTATGATTCAGCAGACGCTATAAGAGATCAATACTTAGAAGGATTATACGAGAATATTAGATTAGTGAGGGCATAGTGGCAGTTACTGAAAGATTAATGGGTGTAGGTAACTTCTCTGTTACTTTCTCACAAGAATTTACACCAACAGAAATTATTGAATCTATCAAGGAATGGGGACATATTGTTATTACCCCACAAGAAGTAGATGTAAACACTTTATCAGATACTGATATTTTAGATACTTCAAGGTACACAGGTATTGTTCTAAATCGTTCTCTTGAAGAAGGTATTGTTTCTATCAATGGACAAGGACTTCAGCTTTATCTAGGAGATGGAAACTCTAAAGGTATGGTCATTGCCGAATCTAAAAACATAGGTAAAGTTCGTGTCTTTACAAATACAACTTTATCTGAAACATTATTTAACTCGACAGTAAGCTCAGGAAAACCATTTGGAATTATGCGTAATGAAAGTGGTAATACGCAAGCAATAACTCAAGGAACAATATACGAACCTAGTGGGACTTACATTGGTCAACACTTCGTACAAACTGCACTAGCTGCACTTAAAGAGGTATCAGAATTTTTAAATGTTGAATACAGAATTAATGCAAATGCAACTATAGACGCAGGACCTCCTGCGAATTTATTTAATGGTGTCAATGTAAACCCAAGCACAATAGTTGTTAAAACAGGATATGGAGAAGATCCTAACTTTGATGGTGTTGTACCACAAGGATTGAGAACAGAGTTTGATGCAACTGATTGGGTTTCTAGAGTAGACTTTATTGGCGAGGTTGGTTATTTTGACAGTGCTACAGATGTCGCAGGAGAGGCTAACTTAGCGTCAAACCCATATAGAGATTTGCATGGTAATAACTTAACTCGTGTTGGATTAGTTCAACAACCTGAAATTGCAATAAATCAATTAAATTCAAGAGCACAGTTAATGTTAAATGAATTAGCTCGTGTGAAAAAAGTTCTTAACTTAGACCTTGAACAATATGAAGTATCAGGCGATATGAAAGCAGGAGATTACATATTTGCTTTTGATCCTGATATTGGATTCGTAGATACTTCAACAGAAGCAGCTGCAGATAGCAGAAACTTATACGAAGTAACATTTAGAGGTCAAGTTATTACCCCTGTAAAAGTTCGTGTTGTTGGACTTACATTCCCAATCACAAATGGAATGGGTGTTTACTTTAGAGATAAAGATGGAAACTATACAGACCTAACACAGTATGTTCAGTTTGAATCAGGTTCTGCTCAGGTAGAACTAGGAGATGTCATAAGGTTTATCGGAGACGATATGAGATTTGACGAATACTCATTGAACAAAACAACTGCAGGTGTTTTTTCTATTCCAGATTTACCTGATACACCAACACTACAATCAGGATCATATTTAGATACAACAGGAAATTCAAAAGGATTTATTAGAGTAACAGTGGATAAACCAACTAATGTTGATGGTTCTCAAATTACAGATGGTAGCCATTACCGAGTTAGATATAAAAAAGTTGGGGACTCACAATATTCTTATCAAAACTTTCCATTTACAGGTGTAACCACCGAAAGTTTATTACTACAAGATTTAACGATTGGATATGTTTATCAAATAGGTGTAGCTGTTGTAGATAAATCAGGATTTAAAAAAATGTCTGCATACGATGGCACAGGAGAAGATTTATATACTGATAGTTCTAGTATCAACCCTAGCTTTGCTACAAATGCTAGAGTTGAAATAGAAAAAGATGGACAAGCTCCTTCTCAACCTAAACAAGCACAATCAATTGCAGCAGGTCCACTTCGTGTCCAGGTTACTCATTATCTAGGAAAAGCAGGAACAGATAGTGGTGGTAATCCTTATGGAAACTTTACTCTTGAAGGAGACTTAGATTACCTAGCTGTTCACGCAGTTACACAAGATGGTAATACTGCAAATTTTACTATTGACGAAGATAACAAAATAGGAGAGATAAGAGTTACAGCAGGTAACTTACTTCAATCTATCCCTGTTATTGGAACTATGGAATTAGAAGATAGCGAAGACTATTACTTTAGGTTTGTTGCTGTCGATAAATCAGGAAATGCTTCTGATCCTTCTGATGGACAAGCAGCAACTGCAGATTTGATTCAGGAAGCACACATAGGAGATGCTACCATAACAACTGCAAAAATTGGTACTGCACAGATTACAAATGCAAAGATAGCTGACGCAACAATAACTTCTGCAAAAATAAATGATCTATCAGCAGATAAGATTACTTCAGGAACTATCACAGGTGGAGAAATAACTGTTGGTGGTGTTTCAAATACTGCAGGATTTATTAAGTCTTATAACTATTCAGCAGGTTCAGCAGGTTGGATTATTAACTCTGATGGTAGTGCTGAGTTCCAAAATATTACTCTTGGAGAATATTTACAAGTGGGAGACGCAGCAGGAGATGTCAATAGTGGTGGTACAACAATTAGTGGTACAAAAATTACTGACGATACTATCACTTCAGATAAAATTGTCGCCAATACAATAACTGCAACTGAGATTGCTTCAAACACTATCACAGCTACTGAAATAGCTTCAAACACTATCACGACTTCTGAAATAAACTTTACACCTTATGTTGATGGAGAAGATATAGACAATGGAACAATAGGTGGAATAACTATTAATACAGACAGTATTAGTGGTGGACCTGATGGCGATGGCTATGTAGCAGGATCAAAAGGATTTATTATATACAATGATGGAGAAGCTGAGTTTGATGAGATAACAGTTAGAGGAAACCTCAGTGGTACTATTTATCAAGCTACAAGTGCTACTGCACCTATTACTACAGGTACAGGTGGAAAAATCAGAACAGCAACTTCTGGTGCGAGAGTTGAAATTAGTTCTGCTTCTTCTGAACCATATATAAACTTTTACAATAGCTCAGGTGCAGGAAAGTTTGATGTTGGTCTGAATAACTCTACAGGGTTAGGTTATATTGCTAGCAACAATGCAGGTATGCTAATTAACACTTCTGGAACAAGTAATGCTGGAACAGTAAATTCAAATTCAAATCTTATGCTTGCCTCTGATGTTATAGACCTTACAACACAAGGTCAAACAGGAAGACCTTTCTTATTATTAGATGGTGGAACTGGAACTACTACCTTAAATAAAGCATTAGGTATTGATGCTAATGGAAGAATAGGTTTTGGAACTGTATCTTCTGGCTATACAGATTGGGAGATATTTACTAGCGATACTTACAGAGCAGCAGTAACAAGTGGAGAAAGAGTTACTTGGAATGCAGGAAGTGGTTTGAGTGTAGGGTTCAATGCTACTAATCAAGTAATAACCTATAGTGCAAATATTGGTACTAACTCTGGACAAGTTGCTGAAGGAAATCACTCTCATGGAAGCCATAACCACGATGGAGAATATGTAGACACTGTTAGTGGTTCAACAGATGCTTTAACTATTAGTGGTAGAAACATAACATTAAACTTTGGAACAACAGGAACTAGAGTTGCTGCTGGAAACCATGACCACGATGGGGATTATGCAGCAGCTGCACATGGTACTCATGTAAGTTCTTCTACAGCAGTACAGGCTATTTATCCTGGTGGATTAAGAGGAAGTGTTACATTCTCTACAAGTTCAGGTGGTAGATTTCTTGATTATTTAGGTCAATCAGGTCAAACTCTAAATATTTATACAACAAACTATGCAGGAACTACTCTCTACACAAGAGACATATATCCTGATAGCAACGCAGATGAAGATATAGGAAACAACTTTGGTAGTGGTAGGTATAGAAGTATATATCTTATTAATGCACCTAATTACACTTCTGATGAAAGATTAAAAAACACCATAGAAGATATTCCTTATGGTATAGATTATTTAAATACATTAAGACCTGTTCAGTATGAATGGAACAGGAGAACAAGA